TGCCGAGGACGGGAATCGAACCCGTACGGTGGTCACCCACCGCAGGATTTTAAGTTTTACGGCGGAGGCACAAATCGTTAGCCTACGTCGTACAACGGATCTCCGGCGTATTGAAGCACGTTAAATTAGGTGCGTTCGTTGAATACTTTTCGAAGGCTTATCGTAGGCTTATACGGAGGCTCATCGAACATAATGCGGCTGCCCTCGTTATCTCACGAAAATAGCGCGTCTCATTAACCGTACGCTGATAATAGCACGTCAGTAGGAGCGTTGTCAAAACGTGTTTCTTCATTATAAGAAGTAAAACGGCCACTCACGGAGATTAGTCCGTAAATGGCCGCTATTATTGTCCGAGATTTATGAAAGTAAATTTATCATTTCCGTTATTAACACCTAAACGGAATCCACGAGCAGATATAGAAACATCAAATTTTACATTCGCCGTCTTTGACAAACCCGGTTGAATTGAACCGCTAAAATAATCATCTCCGAATATATCACGCGACAAGTCCCCGTTATACTCACGCTCATCTACATCAACGAGCCGGAACATATCGCTCGACACCACTGCTTCCTTTGTACCGTTGTTTTTGGCCGTGACCGTAACGACTATAGAGAACACATTATCGCTTTTTTTAATTTGCTCCACGTTCTCAACTTTGTAAGCAACGCCGTTAACTGTTATAGATTGTGACAGGTCAACCGCATCCGCAATTGCTTTTTTATCGTTATTAGTGTTACTCCACGAAAAATATACGATTATAGCAACAATTATTAACGCTGGAAATATATATTTTGCAATTCCAATATCTTTTCTCATGATACAGCCCCTTTGTTTTCCCTAAATTGTACCATAAACCACCCTCCGCGTCACTCCTTTAACGCAGAAAAGCGCCCGCTAACGAAATCATACGTTTTTATACGTACGAAGCCGTTAGCGGGCGTCATGTTTCCGTTAAATCAATTTCTTACGATGCAGCACCGTCAGCACGCGATAGAAATCGTAACTGCCGCCTTCCGCACTCGCCGCGTCAACGATGCCGCTTTTAACTGCTGCGGCTACGGCATCTTTCGCCCAGGCTGGTGCCGGCTGGCTTGCGCGATTCTCCAGCGTAACTACTCGGTCTTTCAACGCGGTGAATGCCGCCTTTTCTTCCGCTGTCATTTCGTCACTCTCCTTTTGAATAACGTCATATTGACGTAGGTTATTCGCATCAATCAGCGAAATCAATTTCGAGGCATAGGCCGGATCAGTCGCGTATCCGCACGCATATAAGGCGCGACACTGGTCGTCCGGGTTCTGCGCAGCGACGACGCGGACGTAGCGGCTTTTTGCGAACAATAAATCTTGATCGCGGTAGAAATCGTACACGCTATCGTAAGCTCGGAAAGCCGCCGTTATATTGACCGTTTGGCCGCCATACACTTCCCACGTCTTCCCATTATAGACGCGGCCTTTCCAAAACGCGTTAGGAATGCCGCTGCCGACTTTGTAGCCGCCGAGGTTATTCCATGACGGAATTTTGCCGCCCGTTTCGAGAATGTTCTGCGCAAGTCTTACGGATGCAAATAGCGGGGACCCTTGCTTACGCGCTTCGACGGCCATAGGCGCTAATTTGGCGATAAACTCTGCGCGCGTCATTTTCGTAGCTCCGCGACCGCTTTTTCAATCGCTGCTACGATCGACTCCGCGCTCACTTTGATTCCGTAGTTAGCGACGCGCTTATTTACGTAAGAGATCGCAGCATCTAGCTTCGTTGGCCCTTCTTCGCTTGTAAACGTTGACTCCGCAAGTGCCGCCGCTTCCTTCGCGAGCTTATGGAGGATTTCGCGTTGGGATTCCGTTGTCCTTGCGTCAACCCACGCCTGTATTTTAGCGCGGAGTGTCGCGGCTAGAATCGCAATCGCTGCGAGTACGAGGCCGCCAATAGCGCTAACCGCTGCGTTGATATACGGCTGTATTTGTTCGATGAAAGTCGTCATTATCATTATTTTTCGTCATCCTCCCGGTTAAGTTTGCGCAGATAGATGAACAAGTCATAACGCTGCGTGTACGTTAGGACCGCGAGCGAGACGAGGCCGATCGTTGTAAACGTCTGCGCGAACGTCCATGCGTACGTCTGCAGCGTCGAAATAAAGTCGCTGTTAAATCCGAAAATGACGCCGGCCCGTATCCACATGACGACGAGCATCTTTACGGTGTACGCGGACAAAAAGAAAAGCATCGCCACCATAAAGAGGTTAACGACGCCTACGCGTATGCGTTCGTGAAAATAGGCTCGATGCGCTGCGATAATGTAAATCGCGCAGGATACGGAGGTTGTGTAAAGCGCGAGTAATACGAAGTCAATGATCCGCACAGTCTGCGCCTCCTTTATCGTAGAGTAAATTACGCGCTATATGATTGCGTTCGATCTCGCGCTGTATCTCCGCGTCGATGTCCTTATAGCGGTCTATAGCGATGCGGACGCGGTGTGAAGCCGCGTTTAATTCGGACTCTTTGCGACGATGGACGGGTAGACGGCGGAGCCAATTCGGAAACCCCATATTACCCACCTCCGCCCGATACGTCGTCCTTAACTTTGATTTTCCGCATAAATTCGAGGATCTCACGTAGCGCGCCCGTTTCTTGATTTTTCAGGACGGCCATGACTTCGTCGCGATCGTGTTCCGCCCGTTCCAGCATCCAACGCGGCACTAAATCTCCGCGCAGCAAAAGGCGCACAATCCACGCGAGGCCGCCCGCTAATACGATAAGGGATATCGTCGTCATGCCGTATTTATCGAACAATTGCGCGATACGCTCGACGGCCGTTATTTGGTCAGCGTTCATAGCTGGCGCTCCTTCGCATAGCGTGATACAATACGCTTAGAGGACGGCGTACCTGGCGAAGGGGGCACCGTCCTCGTTTGCGTTTAGATATACGCTACAGTTTCGTTATACTCCGTCTGCGTGATGTAGCCGTTCGCGAGCGCTTCGTCAAGCTGGCGTAGCGCGAACGTCTGCGCAGAATAGAGCTTAATTGGCTCTACGTAATCGTTAGGAACGTCATTTAACGTCCTGTTTCCGAAAAGATAAATATCGCGTGCGTACGTTGAAACTCGCCAAGTATAGATCGGCATAGTGGCCGTCCCCCTTTAAGATTGCTCCGGATTAACGGAGAAGTAGAAATCGATAAATGCCGACATGTCACCGTTTAGCTGCGCTAGTGAGCGCTTTAAATCGTCTTTCTCCGCTTCAAGGCGCGCGATCTTTTCCGCGTCGGTCTCCGGTGCCGGTGGTCGTGCGGCCCACTCTGCGTCGAGTTCCGCCTGTGTGCGTTGCACAATCGCGCCGTCTACGCGTTTTAACGTATATTGGCCGCGATCGTTCGTGATGACCGGGTTAAAATGGCGGCCTCCGTATTCAACGAAATAGTCGCCGTCTTGCGGCTGCTCGAACGCCGTGGAAAACGCATAAGTGACGATGGTACCCGCTGCGTCCAGCCGGTAATAATGTTTGTACTCGTCCAATTCCGTTCACCTCCGTTATAGTTCGGCGTCCGCCATCCAGTGTCCATAAATATCTCCTGCTTGGGTTACGTTAACGGCGTTGGATGTGACGATATTAACACCAGTTGAGCATGTGAAATTTGTACCAACGTTTATGCCTCCGTAATTAACTGCCCACCATGAGCCAGCAGCCCCAGCATCCGATAGAAATGTCACTGTTGGTGTAAGTCTTTTTTCCACTTTAAACTTAATGTGGCTGCCTAAAAGTAATCTGCTACCCGCTGTGTAGTTAGCAGGCAATAGGGTTGATACGTGAAGTCCCCATCCTGTGTTTGTGCCTGGTGCAATATTAGCTGGATAACTCTTTTCATAATATCGTTGGCACAGCGCCAACTCTTCCGCGAAGCTGCGCGGCTGGAACGGAAGAGCGGTATCTCCGGCATTGATCTGAACTTGGGCGAAATCGATATTTCCAGAGCCGCCGAATGTCTCCGCTGTCCCCGACCCGAAATTTGCCGTTGCCGTTGTAGTGCCCCACGCCATAAAAAATTTGAGAAGCAACTGGTCGTCACGATTCGTGCCGAAAGACTTACCGACAAGTGTATTTGTGTTGAAAGTGAATGTATACTTTGTCCAGGTGGATGACAGTGTGAAAATCTGTCCTGTAAGCACCTCGTTTGGGGATGGCGTATCCCCGGTACCATACCTTTGCCCTAAGCTTACTCCAATGCGCTTTCCTGCCACACTTGCCCGGGCGTAAAATGATAGAGACACCTTTTTGCCTGCACCGCATAGAAACCGAGTACCGTTCTCTATTCGTTGCATAACGGCATATTCGGTTGATGTGCCGAATCCCGATCCTGCGCCGCTAGCGTTCACGCGGTAAAAATAATAGCTGCCTGGTATATCTCCTGAATCAAGACGCTGTGCGCTGTGAATGAGGGTGGGCATGCCAGCTTCCCCGGTCGTCCCTGTAACCCATCGATCCAATGTGTACGCATTAAGAGGATTGGTAAAAGACGTACCTCGTTGCGTAATGTCCATATTACCGTTAATAATGGCCTGTACGAGCATTCCCCGCGTAATCGCATTGTCCACCGTATCCTTGCGGGCGACATCGTCGGATGCTGCAGGAGCCGCGACCTTCGCCCGTCCGGACGCGTCACGCTGTACAAGTTTATTCGCGGTCGCCGTTTTCGTAGCCGCAGCGTCGATAATATCGTAGTTTTCGTTAATAGCCGCGCGTGAAAAAGCTTCGTTCCCGAGCGGCTTCTTTATGCCGAGGTTCGGCGTTAAATCCGGCATCTATCCGGCCTCCTTCGATTTTACAGGCGCTACGGCCGCAATACTTCCATTTGATTCCACGTTAAGCCTCGCGCATCCCACGCGTCCCATGACTGCGCAATTCCGTCGATTTCGTCCCACGTCAAATACGTAAAACGGAATTCGATCGCCAGATGAGCCGGAATGATATCGCGCAAGGCCGCCTGTATGTCCGCTAAATTCTCGGGTATGCCGCGATTCGATATGAACGTGATAATCACCGTGCCGTGCGCATTGTCTTCCGTTACGCTGACGTCACCGTTAACGTATGCTTCCGCGACGCTCTCAATAAGATCGATCGTAACCGTTCCGATGCCGCGAAGCCTAGATAATATTACGGATCGCCGTTGATCAGCCGGCTTCGTTTCGTCAACACTAAGACCGAAGATACGCTCCCAGCGGGCAAGTGACCACGTAGCTGTCGGAATGTAAAATTGATCGAGTACGTCGTAAATCGCGCCATTTAACGCGGCAATCTCCGCTGCTTCACGGTCGATAACGTTAACCGCGATTAGTACGTCCTCGTAATAGCGCGGTAGATAGTCGCGCATATCACGCTGTATTTGCGTGATCGTCCGCACCATTACGTGACCACCACCGATCCGAGCACCGCGACCGATCCGTCCGCAATTACTACGTTTCCGGTCCCACCGTTAACCGTGAGCGCGACGTAATCGACTACGCCTTCCGCGTCGAGGATGACGTTAGCGATTCGCGTATAGCGGACCGTATTGTCGACGAAGGCCAGCGCCTTCAGGTATGCGCGAACTCCGTTTTCAATCTGCGTTTTCACAGCGGATAGCGTTGCTCCGGGCGCGAGCTGTACGTCGACCGATACGTTAATTGCGACCTCCGTTGCTCCAACGACTGTAACCGTAGCGCCGATAGGACGGACGGATTCGATATATGTCGCCACCGCTGTGACCGTCGCACTGTCCGGTGCTGTTTTATCATCGTCGAGTAGTACGACTTTGACCGTATTTGGACCGGCCCATACCGGATATACTTTCGCGTCAGAAATGCCGGGTATCTCTAGCGCCCACTGGCGGTATTGATTCGCATTGCCCGACGTTGCCGGCCGCTGTGCTCGCTCTAATATCCGCGCCCGGAACGCGTCATCCGTTTCGATATCCGCGCCACCTTCGAAATTGGCTGCGTTGGTTACGGTGACGATGCCGACTAAATCGCCGGTCATGGTATTAGCCGCACCGACTGATACGTTTGACGCCGAGCCAGCATCCCGCGCTTCGGCCGCGACGGTTGCGGTTCCTCCGCTGCCGACTGTAGCTGCCGTTTTTGTCACGAAATAAACCGGCACTCCGCTTGTCGTCGATACCTGCGTACCGGCCGGTATAACCGTTCCAGGCGGTCCACTGAACGTTAAGAAACCGGCTGATTTAACGGCCGGCTTACGTGTCAGTCCGTATTCAATTGCGCTGAGATCGAGGTAAGGACCGTAAGCCGTATCCGGAAATCCGAAGTTCAGAACGTTATCCAATTCGATATAGGCCAGCGCGATTTCAATCGATGCCGGCGAAAGGAGGTCGTAGGTTACGGAGCCTTCCCGTTTATCGATATCGGCAGGCGATTCGTCTAACATTCGCTGTAAAATCGCTGCTTTCGTCTGTGTTTCGAACACTAAAGCGTCACCTCCTCCGTTAAAAGTGATCCGTCGACCGTTTCGACGTTAAATTCGATGAGGACCGCGTCGCTTATTTGACTGATACGGAAATTGCTGACGCCGAGAATTCGTTCGTCGTATATAAGCGCCTCCGTAATCATACGCGTAACCTCCGTGTCAAATAGCGCCTTCGGTACGTTTTGCCCGATGAGATCGTACAGGTCAGTGCCGTAATCATCACCGTATACCATAAACGTTGATCTCGCGGTTATAAGCGCCTTTTTGATGAACTGGCGTATAGCGGCCGTGTCATCGATAATACCGTTTAGGCCGGTCGTAAATATGTCGTATGTGCGCGATGTCTCGATAATTGGGTCAGCGTCAACAACGCGGTCGTTCGTCGTAGAAGCCGTCGGCGATAACGCCATTACACGTCAGCTCCTATCCGGTCGATTATGACGAAAGTCTGACCGCTCTTTATCTGCGCAATGATGATGCGGTCGCCGGCTTTGAGCGCACCGTCAACGACCATAGTCGAAGCCTGGCCGCCGTTTATCGTAACTTGGCGCGTGTAAGACGTAAGATGTTCAGGGATAACGAGGTCGCCGGCGTCAAGTTCGATTTTCATGCCGTCAACTTTAACGGACAAAGGAGACGCGGCCGTGACCGTTGCGAACTCGATTAATGTATCCGTATTCGCTCCGTGCTGCTTAATCAAGGAAATTATCTGCGTCGCCGGGCTTCCATCCATTTAAGTCCGTCCTCCTCGTCTCTGCTGTTTTCGGCTTCGTTTTCTTCTTCTCTTTTACCTTCACTTCAACAGGCGGCGTATATTCCAACGTTGGCAGATCGTCCGTGGCGGAAAGCGTGAGCGACATCGTATGCATGCCGTTCGAAAACGTATGTGTATCGGTAGAAACATAGTAACCGCCGAGAATCCCCGTCATCTTATCGTAAACGTACGTACAAACTCCGCTTTTTACATCGTCAAAGCCGAGCGCTGTTATCGTCGCCTCATCGTCAATAACGTTGAGTTCCTTCAGCCGCTGTTCTGCGAGTTGCTTGACCTGCGCAGCCGTTGCGTCAGAGTCGGCGTTTTCAAGATGCTGCATGATACCGAATCGCGTGATCGAAGCTGCGTCCTTAACCGTTGACGTCAGTGGCTTTTTATCATCTCCGCCGATAACGCGGACTTGGTTGCGTAAGTCTTCGATCGATTGCGCATAAGAAGCGCTAGTAAGGTTCGTCGCTGATTCGATAACGTATTTAGCTACGCGTTTTTTCCGTGCGACGAGATGGAGCGCGCCTTTATCAGCGTAAATATAGTAGCGGCGGCCCGTCTGCTTAAGCGTAACGGTCAGCGCAGTTACCATCATGTTCCATAACGTCATGTCCCGTAATACGAGCTTAGGAATGACGTAGCCGGTGTCCTCGATCGTTCCGTACGCTATTCCGAAATCATTGCACAGCGAACGGACGATTTGCGACGCGGTCATATTCGTAAACTTACGCGTATCTTCGTTTTTGACGAGATAGACATTTGCGTCGTAAACAGTAAGCGACATCATACCGCCCTGGTCGATTGACGTCCGGAAGATGAATCCACGAAATAACTCCATGTCTTCGCTGAGAAAACGTATCTCCTTGCCAAGTTCGAACGTTATCTCCGGCTCCTTGCCATTGAGCGTATTTACAAGCGTAATAACGAGACTGCGATACGCGAGGTTGACGTCGCCGGACCACGTTATTTCTTGGACGATGTCCGTTAAATACAGTGAGTTATCGTATACAACGCTAATATTCATGACGGAATCACCAACGTTAAGCCGACTTTTAGTGCGTTCGGATTCGGTCCGATCAGCGTTTTATTCGCGTCGTAAATCTTCCGCCATTTGTCGCCGTCCTTTAGCGTCTTCTGCGAGATTTTCCACAACGTATCGCCGCTGACGACCTTGTAACTCTTCGGCGCAACGGTTCCGGACGGGCGGGAATCCCCCGCAGATAATACGGAAACCTTCTCTTTTCCGCTGTCAGGAGCCGCTGGTTTAGTCTCGCCGACTTTACGCGTCTTAACGAAAACGTATTCCTTAAACGATATATCGTAGTAAATGTCGCCCGGACTGCCGCCGCGCTCCGGTTCGTATGTGAACGAACGGATAGTCACGGCGTAGTTAATCGGCGTACCCGTAATGATCAGACGCGCCGGTTCTCCGCTTTTCATCCACCGTTCGATCGTACGCACGCAATCCCACGGGTTAGGCAGCGGTGATCTCGCGCAGTAGGACGGGTCGTAATGGCGCGGAAAGAACGATGAGAACGAGAACTCCGCTAAACGGTCCTTACCGATAACCGTATACTCCCCGAGTTGCGCCGCCTCTACGTCCTGGAATCCGTGTGTTTGCGATATGGATATTTTCGAAGGGTTAACGGGCAATTGGAAGCGCTCAGCTCCGTTGTTGTAACTCAGATGATACTGAATCATGCGTATGCGCCTCCCATTCCGTCACCTGCCTCTTTCAACAAGCGGAAGAGTTGCGCAGCGACATCGTTAATATCCGACTCTTTGCGTACGTTGAATGTATTGCCGGTGACTGTGACGCCGCCTCCGCTGCCTTCTCCGTTACGCCACTCGCGGGCCTCTCCGCGATGTAGTACAGCCTCTCCGTGGTGAATCATACGTGGCCCGTCCTTCGGTACGTAAGAGATGCCGCCGGAGTTTTTAGGGAGAGGCAGCGTATATTTCGCCTCAGGAGTCTTCGTTTTAGGTGTAGTCACCGGTGAAGGCGCGGTTACATTCGGAATATTTCCGTAAGTAATCGGATCAATGAACGGTTGATCAGGTGGAACAACGCCCTGGTATGCGTCTGACCATTCTTTATACTTATCGGTCGCCTTTGAAGTCCCGGTCAACGCACTAAGTGTCTTAACCGACATGATACCTTTGACTATACCGTTACCAACCGCAACCCCTACCTCTACCGCTGCTTTAATAAGGGGGTCGGAGGCTCTCAATGTGGCAGCCAATAAATCAACTGCTTTTTGTGCAACTGCTGAAATTTTTGCGCTACCGCCACTTTTAAGCCACTCGTTAAACGAAGCCATAAGATCTTCGTAAATAAAAGATACCTTCGCTTTAAGTGTTGTAAGCTTTTGAAATTCCGGATTATTCGAATAATGAGAGCTGATATACTTAGTCACTTTATCCGTCATCGACTGAACTGCGGCCGTAATCTGCGGTGTATACTGCTCGACCATATCCGCAGCTTTCGAAGCGAATTTCTGAATCAGCGGCATCGTCGGCAGAAGCGCAGCTATCTGTAGCGTTTCGATCGCGCCTGAAAACTGTTCGACGGCCCCGGCAGCATTTTTCATCTTTTCTTCCGCTACAGCGAGCGCCGTTACATTCTTCATTTCGTCACGAAACTTCGCGACACCCTTCGCTCCCTCGTCAATAAGAATGTTAGCCGCCCTGATACCGTCAAAGCCGAACATGTCGCGTAAATACTGCTGCTTCTGCTGCGAATTAAGTTTACGCATTGATTTCTGCAATACTCCGACTACTTCGTCAAGACTGCGTAACTCATGGTTCGCGTCATAGAATCGGTTAGCGCCTTTTGCCGTTATGATGCCGAGATCTTTCATCGCGTTACGTGCGGTTTTCGAAGCCGGAGTCAGATTCATAAGGACGGATTTTAGCGAAGTCCCTGCGGTCTGTCCTATAATCGCGTTATTCGCAAGTAGCCCGAGCGTTACGTTAACATCTTCGAATGATAGTCCCGCGCCCGCGGCTACAGCTCCCACTTCTGCCAACGAATATTGCAGCTCGTGGACGCCCGTAGCGGATGCGTTCGCCGTTCCTGCGAGTATGTCCGCCGTCTGTGCCGCTGTTAGTCCGTCCTTTTTGAACGCGTTAAGCGACGTCGCCATAATCGCCGCTGCTTCCGCGAGATCCAGTCCGCCCGCAGTCGCAAGGCTGAGCGCTGCTTCGAGTCCGCCCGCTTGAACGGTCGCCGGCGATAGGCCCGCCTTCAGTAGTTCCTCGATCGCTTGGCCGGCTTCCATTGCGTTATATTTCGTCGCCGCACCCATCTTAAGCGCTAACGTCTGCATCTTCGCCATTTCCTCGTTCGTCGCGCCAGTTAACGCCTTAATCGTTGACATCTGCGCTTCAAAATCCATCGCCTTGTTGACGGACTTGAACGCTAAAGCCGCTACTCCCGCCGCGCCGGCAATACCGGTCAGCGCGCCACCTAATGCGCCAACTTTGAGAACAGCGCTCGCTAGGCCGGACGTCATCGAACGTAGCGGCCGCGATGTTAAATCGAGTATCCGAAGAGTTGCCGTTAGGTTAAACGCCATTTATTTTCCTCCTTTCTTACGTGCTTTTTCTTCCATTTCGATCTGATACGCCATCGACGCATAAGCAAATCGACGCTCACGAATACCCCACGAAAAAACTTCGTGAGGTGGGATGTGGTGACGCTGGAATATCTCGTGTAAATACGCTACCTCCGGGTCTTGCTTTATGAGTTTGGGAAGTCGATATCGTCCTCGCCAAATCCGCTAATTTCGAGAATCGCTGTGTACAGTTTGACGGACTCGCCGGCCAGTAGCGCCTTCTTAACGCAATCCGCGCCGTCCTCCGCACCGTAATGGTCGATTAGTGAGCGATCGTTAAAATTCGGCTCTACGCAGCTTCGTGCAATGACGGTTGCAGCGAGTTTGCTCTCATCTACGTGATTGCCGAACGTACACTCTAAGCGCGCTTGGCTTAGTCCATCGTCCGTCAGCGCTTTAACCGTAAAATTGACGCCGAGACGTTTGATCGGAACGTCCCTTGTCACGTTAATATTCGAGCCAAGTAGCGCCTGCAGCGCGTTCGTCTTTGTTGCGTTTCCCATATCGTATAACCTCCGATTTAGTTGAATTTGCGCAGTACACTTCGAATCTGCACTGCGCAAAAGAAAAAGCAGCTCACGTTTATAAGCGCGGCTGCTTCGTTGTATTCACGTTTAATTACGCCTGGACTAGTCGGTCCATAATCTGATATCCCGTAAAAGTAAATGCAAACTCGTTCTCGACCATCGATCCGACCTCGGATGTAATCAACGGAATAGAATCGAACGTGACGCCCTTCAGACGGACGCGGTACGTTCCGTTTCCGTTATCCGGATCAGTCACCGAATAAATAAGCTCCGTTACAAGCGCCGACCGGTTATCATCCGTTCCCTGGCCGATCTGGTCGAGGAGCTGCGTCGTTACGAGATAGCCCGTAAAATCTCCGCTGCCGCTGACGCCGGTTACTTTCTTACCGATCCAGCGCGTACCGGAAACCATGACGTCTTCCTTCTCGAACTCAACCGTAGCGTTGACGGCCGTAACGTTGGTCAGCCACGTACCGTCCGCGAGATAGAGTTTTCCGAATCGTCCGCTGACGATCTTCGTTGGATCCAAAACCATCTATAATCACCGTCCTTATACGTTTGTTGTAATCGTCAGGAAAATTCGCTCCATGCTGTCAATCGGCGTATACGAAATCGCTAAAAACACCGCGTCTCCCGTAGGCGGTCGAAGCGGATCGATTTTGACTTCGAGGTCCGTCAAAACGCTATTGTCTTCGAGCGTTTCCATATATTTCGTAATCGCCGCGATCAGCGTAGCGCGACCATCCGTGTTATTCTGGATTTGCCCGATATACGACTCGTTGGCTGTCCGCGTAATGTCCTCAATAATCGCTTGCTTAGCACGTACTGTCCGAATTTTAGCGCCGGATGTCGTAATCCCTTGCTCGATCTTGACGCGGCGGCCATCGTTTGTCAGCACGAGCGATCCCGCGAGCAGCGCAGTCGTCGTTTGTGCGTTGGTTAAACGTTTTGTAACGTCTGAAGCCGTCGTCGCTGCGTATGTGATTGACTGATTAATCGGAGTTCCCGCAATCAAGCCGGCCACGAACGGAGCGTATTCGGACGATGACAGTGAATCCTCACCGACGACCGCGCCGTTAATTACGTTGACGATGTAATCGTCGGAATTTAGCGTCGAACGCGTGTTACCCGTCACCGGATTCGCGTCTGTAGTCGCATCGCCACCGATAACGGCCATGAAGTTCTTGCCGTCGGTGCGATTCGTAGCCACCCACGTTTTAAGCGCTGCTTGTTCCGTAGCACTATAATCCTGCGCGACGAATACGTTAAAATCCTGCGTATCAAAGCCTGCCCGCATGTCTACGAAATCCGCTGTAACTGGCGTGGATGGCAGCGTATAGACGACGACTTTAGCCGCGCCTCCTTGAAAAGCGAGCGTAATCGGCCGAATGTTAGCCGCGCCAAATAGCGCAATCGCGTCGGCTTCGTTTTCGACTTCGTAGAATTTCTTCACGGCTGCCGATCCGCCCGTATACGTTGAAAGGCCGAGCGCCACCGTGCCCCGTTCTCCTCCCGCAATGGCTGCGGCGGCGGCGTTGACGAAATTGATATATACGCCCGGCCGCGTAGGTAATGCCGTTGGGTCCCAAGTAGCCAAGTTTATTCCCCCGTTTCTATTTTCACGTTAAGGACTGCGTCGACAACGCCGATTAATGGCGCATTGTCCCGCGTCCTCACTTCGCGTATTTCCGTTTGCATAATGCCGATAACTGCGTATAAATCGTTTTCCGTCTCGAACGGCTGCGAATAAGAAAACGCCCCGACGCGGATAAACCGTGAGGAGGCGTTAATCGGTATGAGCGTTCCGTCCATCGCGGCGTAGCTTAACGCGTCCATCTTCGCCAGGACTTCCGGCAGCGATGAATTTACGTAGACGATTTGATACATGCGTTCGACCCGCGTATGATAGCCCGTTTCCGTCGATCGATTGTCGCCCATTAACTGGACGATGAACGTGTCGGATGCGGGCTTTAACGGAGCTTTTTGCTTATACGTTGAGGACGGGAATTGCGCTTTGACAAACGCCTCCACGCTGATTAATTCGTTTACAACTGCCATTAAAAACCCCTCCGCTGCATCTCACGCCGGAACTCGTCCTCGAGAGCCTGTTCCCATTTGTGGCGGTTCTTTTCGAGCGGCACGTCGATAAAGCGCGGTATCGTTCCGGCAGTCGTCGGTTTTTTAAACCTTTCGCCGTATCTCTTCGGATATACGTCATGGAGATACGTCGCATAATCGAAAGAGCCGCCGCTTTTGCGATTAACTGCGGTTGCTACGATATCGCCCCCGAATTGATTACCGCTAAGACCGGCGTCCACGTCTCGGCGGGTATTGTCACGGAGTTTACCGGTTTTCTTCGGCGCGAGCTTACGTGCTTCCGCTTGCCATTCCGCGAGTATTTTGTTGATGCCGCTCCGTGCCGCTGCTTCCTTGCCGGTCTCAAATTCCTCGCGAAAACTTCGGACGAACCGGTTAAGCACGCTCCTTGAAAACGAAGCACGGTGCGCTGTGTCGATGACAATCCGATTGCGCGCCATTAGACGTACACCTCCGTAATAAGAGGCGTTCCGTCCGCGCGTTTTCGGAATAATACACGGAGGGGCTTTCGCTCGACCGTCGCGCCGAAATCGTTGACGTAGCGGATTTTATCGCGGTATGTGACGTTAACCATGCCGTCCAGGACGACGCGCAATTCGGATACCACTTCTTCGCCGAGCTGGTTCGTGACCGTCCTCATTTCCTCGGAAACGTAAGCGTCGAGTATCGTTGGAGGCGGTACGTTAACCGGCGCTCCCCATCCGTCCTCTTCTCCGCCGTGAATGATCGTAATAGACTGACCGGTTGAGGCAACGAGCATCGCGCGGCATTCGTATCGATTGAGTCCGCCGAGTCCCCGTTCGTCAATATCGGTCAGAATATAGCGGCCATTCCCACGAAAAAGTTTAACAACGCTATTTATCGCGACTGTATCCTCGAATGTAACGGCGTAATCGTTGGATGATATCGAATAGTCACCAACGTTGCGCGCTTCAGTGCCAGTCGGCGACGGCGGCTCTTTCCATATGACTTCCGCTGCGTCAATCGTACCGTCCGTATACTCGACCGTTATCGATTCGGTGCGGTGCTGCTTGATTTCCGCCCGATTTGCGCGTATAAACGCGACGTCAGCATCCGTTAACATTACCGCACCTCCTCGTCATCTTTGAGTATAAACGTTAAATAACTGGTACAATTCGGATGTGGATTGTAGATATCCGTATCCGACGGAAGGAATACACCGGCTCCGAGTCCGTGGCGGTCCTCCTGCGATAACGCAACGCACGCTTTACTGTGATGGACGCCTGGGTTAAGCCGCAGCCCCTTAACGAAGTCTAATCGCTCGGCCTCGTAACCTATCGCAGTTCTAAATGCCGTGTTAGTCTCCGTTATAACGAGCCGCCGCGCTTTCCAATCCTCGATCTCGTAAACTTCCGTGATGTCGCGTGTCATTCGCGCTATCGAGTCGCCCCGTAATATACCGCGCTGAAGGACTTTTCCGATCGACCTCCGATAATCGCCCGCCATTACCCATACGCGATCCGACAAGACGAGGCCGTCCGGTCCTGTACGCTGGGCGAGATATTGCGCGATGTTCGTAGCTGTCGGCTTACGTCCGGTTAGCGTAGATAAAACGCGGCTCGCTACGACTTTGCCCGTTGTTACGAACGAAGCCGGCAAGCCCAGGACCGTCTTTATCGCGCTAATCGATCCGGTAAACGCTTCGTTTACACTCTCGCCCATGACCGCCAAAACGGAAGTATTCGTAACCGTACGGATCTCCTTTTCAACACCGTCCAAGTCGCGTAATAGCGAGTTCAAGCGCGATCTGCTGATCTTCTCGTCATTCTTCGCGTATCCCGCTATCAGGTCGACTACGGACAAGCGCGTTTTGGCTATCTCGCCGGCTACGAAATCCTGCTGCGTCCTGGATCTGCGTTTAAAGGCATCGTGTAAACTACGAAACTTATCCGTTAAACTCATAAGCGGTCGGGCCTCGGCGCTATTCGAAATGCGGACGCTTCACGTCGGCGACCGACAATAATCGTCCACTCATCGTTATACTGAGCGGTTAAATCTGCAGCCAGTTCGCGCCATTGCTTCGATACGCCGGTTTTATCGACGGATTCTTCGGCGTCCGTATACTTGAAATAATGCGCCGTACTAAACGCTATGGCTCGCGCTCCTTGTATCTGCGCTAACAAGATGACGAGCGGCGTTTCCTCGTCCGGAATAGTCTCGACGGTAGCTGGCGAGTAACCGTAAATATACAGCGCCTCCGTCAGCCACGCGTCGAGGTCCGTCGGTAATACGTTAGGAACACCGCTGAATCTCGCGGCTAAACGGTCGGTCAATTCCGTGATACTCGCCATGAGCTGCCGCCTCCTACTCCGCTTTTTTCGCGCTTACCGCTTTCGCTTGTTTCGGCGCTTCCTCGACGATTTTTACGTAGCCGATGGCGGCCAGATATTCCGCAGTCTTCGCTTCCACTTCGAAAACCGCGCCTTTAATCTGGCCGTCAACTACTGCGTCAAGGACTTCGATAGAAATCCGTTTACTTTGCGTCATACTTACGGCGTGTAAACGTCAGCGTGGAAGATAAGGGATGGCGACGTTACAATCGGGAAGCCGGCGGCTGCTACGCGAATAACGGATTCGATCGGCTCGAATTTGTCGTAAGCGCGAAGGTCGATGCCCGGCTGGAAATCGTTCTCGACGGTCGGACCGTACAGGAAATTACCGATACCCTCCGAAAGCATGACAACACGGTTAACCGGCATAAACTCGATAACTTCGTCCTGCCCCGTATAGATGTCCTTAACGGTGACCTTACGGTTAGGGATGATTTGGATCGATGGCAGCCCGTAGCCGCCAAGTACGCTATTCAATTCGTCAACCGATACACGAGTAGCACCGCTGTTATTACCGCGAGCTTCCGTGACGATGGTCGTGTTTTTCAGAAGAAGCGCCTGCACTTCGCGACTCAACCAAATAACGTCAGGCTGCTTACCGTTGGCGACTTCGTACGCGGAGGCCCACGTCAGTAGATCGCCTACAACGTCGCGGGTATCGCTTGCCCAATCGTTAGGCGATGTCAATGCGATTTTATTTCCGGCCGGAATGCCGTAGTCAACGTTGATCTTTACGCCGTTTTTGTTGTACGCAAACGTACCTTTCGTCAGCGCTTCGAGCTTTGATACATCTACGCGAAGTTGCAGCGCCTTAACGAGGTCGATCGCTTTAACCGTCAGACGGTCGACAAGCGCTGAAGCTTCGGAGTTCGAACGGGCTTGATTCAACGCGAGCAATTCCTCTTCTGTCGCGATATATTTAAGACCCATTTTCGCCAGTTCGCCCATTTTGGACGCTACAGCATCGCGGTCGACAACGGGAGGCTCCGCGCCGTATCCGATCATGGCCGCGATGTGCGTAGATTTCTTAACGATATCGTAAGCAAACGTTGTGCTATACGTTTGGTCATCCGGCATAAAACGGTCAGCGTCGGTCGGCACCTTTTGTTTTACGGATACGTCGACGAGGCCGCGAAGCGCCGGTTTCTGAAATTGCTGCAAATGTGTAATACCTGCCATTTATAAACACTCCTTCGATTTGTATAGGGATTTTTGGGCATAAAAAAGACGCCTCCATGACGGAAGCGCCTGCGTCTTAAACGTGTTTAACGAATCGAATAACCGGGCCGACTGCGGTCTTAAACGCTGCGAGTGCGGCATTCGTCGGGAGCTTAGCTTCATACACGGAGCCGCGTACGATGACCTCGCCAACGACTAAGTCGCTCCCTCCGTCGGATACAGCGTCGATGTTCAAAATACCGAAGCTATCGAAGCCAGTTACGGTCGAAAACTTTTCGTATTTACCCGACGTGGTATTACGGGCGATAAGCGTCCCGAGTTCAATCGGACCCGCTGCGAACTTCGAACCGTCGAGCGTTGCGCCACCTTCGATAAACTGGAGATGCTCGCTCGCTAGGATGTTCTTTCCGCTCTTAAACGCGGTTTGCGTAAATTTCGGTGTATATGCTGGCATTAACGTTTCCTCCTTGTATTAGCGGATTTTGCCTTCCGCTATTAGGCGTTCGTACGTTGCTTTTGCTGCTGCGGCCGGATCGTTCGGAGGCGGCGTTTGGCGATGCGGATTGCCGGGATTCGGGTCAGCTCCGCTTGCTTTCGGCGGTATGTCCGCCTTCACCTCGTCAATAGACGCCTTTAACGCATCCTCATCGTCGCCGCTAACGTACTTGCCGACGCGATCGAGTTGATCCGCTCCATAGCCGGCCGCGATAAGTAGCCGTGTCTTCGTTGCGCTAAGTTCCGCGGCTTTAGCGGATTCTTTAGCGGCCGCAAGTTCCGCCTGCGCCGTCTCGTATAGCGTTTTGTACTCCGCATCCTCTTCAAGCTTCTTCCGCTCAGCCTCCGCTTGTGCAGCCGCTTTTTCATCGTCATGTTTCCGCTGCTGCCGCGCGAGTCTATCCGCGATAATCCGATTCATCTCAGCTTGTTGTTCCGGCGTGAACTCCGGCTTTGGCGGTTCCGGTTGCGGATCAGGATCTTCCGAGAACGTTTGTAAATCGAGTACAAAGCGATATGGACCGCGTTTCAATTCGTTTGTCATACGTTAATCCTCCGTTTTAAGGCTGTCGCCTATCGTTTATCAGGCCGCACAGTTTAGCGTCGTGGGCGTATTGGACAATTATTACGCTTGGTAATACGTGCCTTCGAAGTCGTATCGGAAATTAAGCGTTAGCGTCGCTGTACTCGTAAGCTTCATCGCCAATTGACCGCTATTAATCACAAACTCGATAGCGGTATTTTGGAACCGCGTCCCCTGTCTGTGTACCAAAAGGTTCGTATTTGTTACGACACCGCCGCTGTATGTTACGTCAGCGACAACCATTACGTTATCTGCTCCGGAACCGCCGCGAATCGTTAGGCGACCTTGCATCGCGGTAGGCAACGGAAACAAGTCGATTGCCTTCGCTGTATTTCCAGCAACGGGGGTCGCTGCTGTTTTCGCCGCGAATTTCTTTAACGTAGCACCCGTAGAACCGGCTACCCCCGTATATTTAAGTATCGACGTCGGTGTAATGTCGGATATAACCGCGTCGATTATCGCGCTGCTTGCGCCTTCCGCTAGGTTTGGCGTATTTATCGCCATTACCGTACCGACGACTTTAACGCTCGCACCCGCCTTCACCGCGACGTTACAATCCTCAACTACGCAGCCCTCGACGTACATCGGAGTAGAACCGCCATCCGCTACAATCCCCTTATCGAACCCTTTAACATAATTGTTTGAAACATTAGCGAGGATAGCGCCGGTTTCGTCATAGACGCGCCGGATGCCGTCTTCCGTCTTTTCTGCGCCGGCTTTCTTAACGAAAAAGTTATTCGTAACGATCGGCATACGTGGAAGTCCGGCCCCTCCGTTGTGTAAGAGTCGAGCGCCACCTTTAACGCAGCCTTTGAAAATGTTGCCGACGATAACTACGTTCTCCTGGTCATCTTCGATATGAAGCGCTTCTTGTCGACTCTTTAACGACATATTCCCGATTGCGATAACCTCTCGCGCGTTCGCTATGCCGAGTGCGAATCCGCTATTAATAACCGTTTCCGTTTCGCTAGTTGACGCGAGCCTGTTTCCCATAATGAATACTTCCCGTAACCCGTCGTACTCTTCGCCGATTGGCGTAGTAGGCGAATTAAGTTCGATAGCATCATCACGGTCAGCGTATATATCGTTGTTTAGAATACGGAAGCCTTTACTATTCCGCGCAATCGCTCCGACGAGCAGTCCATATTTCCTAGCGTTAATCTCCATATTTTCGAATGTCGCACCGGTAATACCCGGATTTGCGATGTGGATGCCGTGCCCGAGCGCTGCCAGTTTTACTTTGTTGAACCGGACATTCGAAATATCTTTCGAGAAAAACACGCTCTGAGTCGTAACATTTCCGATAACTTCGACATTCTCAATCTCTACGTTAGAGCCCGTTACGCTTACGTCCCCTGGCGTTGTTGATCCGCTCGTATTCGTATACTTTTTACGCCGAGACGCCTTTAAACTTGTTCCGCCGGGAAGTACAAGCGCGCCGGACCTTTGCGCATCGTCCGTCATAAGTACGGCGTTTCCCGTTCCTATTGTCGCCTGCAGCGTACCTAATCGCGTATCTGGTGTACCTACCCCTAGCGTAATCTCTTGCGCTACGATCGCCGCCTTATCGCGTGCGACCTGGTCGACCCCTGCGGAGTCCACCGCCCCTTTGTTCGAAAACATAACCACTACACCGTTCCACCTCCGTTATAAGGATCTTCCGTAGCGCGCCGTTCTGCTGATTCCGCATCAATTTCTGCCTTCTTCGCAACAACGTTCTCCACACCGAGCCGCGTCATGGCTCCGGTGATTGATTCGAAGCCGGCTCCGGTTTCAAGCATCAGCAATTCAACGAGAGATGCGCGATTATCCGGAAGAGGCAGCACGAACTTGATTTCGTTCGTATAATCCGTAATCGACCGTATTAGCGCTTTGTCGTACGCAAAAATAGCGCGATCCGTCCGCGCCTGCAGATAACGTATGGATTTTTCGTGCAGCTCCGTTAAAGCGTCCTGCCACGCGAACCAATGCTCCTCCGTTTCCTGGATGATCGACTGGAAGAGAACGTGCAGCGCATCACCGTTAAGTCCGCCGAAGTTAAGTTCCTGCGGTACAATGTTGGGCAGCGACGTTATTTCGTGCAGCGCGCCTTTTAACCGGCTATATTGCGCATCCAACGCGGCCGACCATTTGAAGCCGCCCTCGATCCGCTTAACGTCCGGCTTCGACTCGTTGTTCATTCCGCTATGTGCGATCTCTAAGACGGCTCCCGGCGCTATTTGCACCTTATCCGCTGTCCCCGGCGGCACGTTGAGTAATGCCGTCATCGCGAACATTTCGAACTTCAGCGCGTCGATTGCGTCCTCGTTCATCGCATTTATCCGGTCCGTTATTCGGCGCATAGAGTCGATTTCACTTACGTCCATCTCTTCGCCAGATAGGCCGGGAACAGCGATATAAACGAGCGGTAGAAAGTCGATTCCCATCGAAGCCTTTGCGCTAATTGTGCGGTAAACTTCGAGCGCTTCCGTATATTCAACGTCAGAGTAAAAGCAAATAGTCCGGCCGGCTTCGTCGGTTTCTAGCGTAAACGATTCTTTCCGGATTATCGTATGTGTTGCTCCGTTTACTTCTCTCTCCGTCGAGCTAACGAAATGGCCGCCGGTTAATAGCGTCATATCATCGTCCGAGTAGACCGGCACAAACTCCGTATCCGGCCGCCAAATCCAGCGTAAGCGTCCTGTCTGCGTGTCAAATACGACCTTGCATACGACACGGCGCGCTATCAGATAATCACGAGCTGCCTTCGTAAGGGATGTCCGCATACTGTTTTCGCGCCAGAGTTGATATAATAGCGCCTCGTATCCTTCCGCTACTTTCGCGACCTCTTCGGCGGCATCTTGTTCGACCGGTACGTTGATACCGTGCTTGCCGCCCATTAACCAGCGCGCTTTCTTATCGATAAACGATTTGAAATAGTTCGTCGAGAACCGCGTCGGGTCGTAATCGAGTCCGCTCGGCCTCGGCAGGTCTGACCCATCTACGAGCTGCAGCGTATACGGGTCAATGTGCTGTTTACCGCCGTAGTAATCGTAGTCGCGGAACTGCCGGTACATACGCCGCCATGTCGCTGTCCCTAACGCTTGTTGTAGCGGTGAGAAAATCAACCGGTCGATATTACTTGCGGAAATCATCGCCAATTATGCGTCCTCCTTTCGTTAATCTAGCGCGTCCTTTTTGCTGAAGTACGGACTGATCCGCCGCTTGCCTGCGCGACGTTCACGGCCATCGACAAAGCATCTGGTCCGTCATCGTGATTATGATTCGGATATAACTCGAACATTTCGAGGAGCAGCCGTTGGTCGCGCTTGAAACGAATACGGCCGGCTTGGATATCCGGGAGTAACGCTTCAATCCGCAGCGCTTTACGTGTCCGCTGCTTTATCTGCTTCAAGCGTGTTTGCGCGGGATAGCCGCGTTTCTTCAATGCCTCCGCTACTTTATCCGCAAACCACTCCTGCGCTTGCTGCGCCTCGACCGCCAATCCTTCGTACTGATACGCGAGCGTTTTTTCAACCGTTGTATCGAGCAAAATGTCAGGATGGACGCGCTTGATAAACGTATCCAGGACATAAAAAATACCGTTAGGACTACGCCCGACGGTAATGATTGCGCTATAATCGCCTTTTTCTTTACCCATCGCGAAATCGACGGCGGCGAACGTTTGAATATCAATATTCACGATTTCCTCATCCGTATAAAACGTAAAATCTTCCGGCTTAAAAACCTGCGTCTCTTCATCGATCGGATTACCGAGATACTCCTGATTGAACGCCTTGGCTCCGTCATTCTCGCGTATTTCCATAAGGTCCAAATACGTAAAACGCTGCGGCCATAACGTTTGTGTTCCGCGCAGCATATCCGCTTCATTTTCACGGTAAAAAGCCGCTGCAGTTTCGCGCGCATCCGCTATATCCGACCGGTAGATGGCACGCCAAAGTTCCCATAAGTCCTCTCGTTCTGACCACGTTAAGATAGCCGGAAACTTCTTCGATTTAAAGTCGCGCCGCTCGTTGATTACGTAATTGAGTACGGAATCGTAATGAACGATCGTTCCCATGTATACGCAAGCACCTTCGCGGGAAAGCGCCGGCAGCATTTCCTCGCGGAACCATTGTTTATTCTTCGCCCGCAATTCCGGCGTGTTCGTATTGTCGCGTGACTCCAGATCGTCGAGTAAAAACAAGTCCGGCCGCGTCGCTCCATGTCGAAGGCCGCGCATCTGCGTCCCGATACCCTTCGCTTCAACCTTCGTACCGCTTATCGTAACAAACTCGTATTTGTTATCCGTATCATTCATCGATTTCTTGGCGTAAAGCAGCTCGCCGAAGTCAGCACGCAATTTCTCGTTAAAAACGAGCTGATTCCGCGTCCACTGGATGAAGTCGCCGGCTACGTCTGTTGTCTCCGATAGCTGCACGACATAACGTTTGTGCCGATACGCTACTTTGTGGCAAAGGTAAGCGTTCGATAAATACGCCGTCTTCGCATGGCCGCGCCCCACCGACCACGCTACGTTATCGGCCGTTTCCCCGCGCGTTATTGAGTCCAGGAGCGAGCACAACGTTACGTGAAAGTCCGCTGCGTCCTCGAAGCGCTGGCCGGCCGGTATCAAGTTATCCGGATTGCCGGGGTTTCGGTCCTCCGAAAAATATTCGTAAACGAAGTAGAGTAAATCGTACTCGGCGCGTTGGACCCGGCTGATACGTTCTAACTGAGCCGCCACGTCTTCCCACTGCGTAATATCGTGCGCCGTCAAGTCGTCCAGGCCGCCATATTCCGCGTCCAATTCACGTAAAATAGCGAGATGTTCCGTACGAAGCGGACGCGTTAACCATTCGTTGTTTACAAAGGCCGTATCGTCCGCCTCCTTCCGTTAAATATCCGATTCTTCCTTGCGAGCCCGTAGCTTTGCGAGACGTTCTTCTAGCGCAGCCCGATCGCTGCCTTCCGAACCCGTTACGTCCTCCGTTTTATCTACGAGGTAGCCTCCGAATTTATAAAAGAGTTCGATCCCCTTCATCGACCCTTGGCCGCCGACTGTCATCGCGAGGTGTTTTTCCATGACATCCGGTAAGTGCGCGTTAAACGCCTGGATAGCGCGGATATTAACGTACTCTATAAAATCCGAGTTTTTCGTCCGCCAGTTATAAAATTGCTTATCGGATATGGCCGCCGCTTCTGCGATTGCGCCGATCGTTAAACGTTCCTCTTTCGGTAAAAACCGATTAGCCGCGAGTAGTTCCGCCGCTGTAATCATGTTCGCCGTCATATTACCGGCAAGCTTTTCGATACGTGTTGCGCGTGATGCTGACATATAGCGTCCTCCTTACGTGTAAAATACGTGTAATTAGCGTTTGGATACTGAGTTGGACCGTTTATACCTCCGGATAGCTGGCGCGGCTAATTCCGTGTGATTCTTACGTGATTTATACGAAGCGCTACCGTTTGGTCCCGGAGTCTCCGAAATTGTAGCGAAAAATTTTAACAGTGCGCGACTACGTTTCGACCCCGAGGTTACGAAATCTGGCGCAAAGGTTCGGACGTCAGATCCGGCGGCCTCGCGCTGACCACCCCGCCCCCTTAACGCTGTACTCCGTTAAAGTGCGTTGCTTTAACGTGATGAAGCGTCTTACTTTAACGCGATACAGCGCAGTACTTCACCGCGATAAAGCGTAGAAGTATGCATAAATATACGTTGACATACGAATAAAGTACGAGTTTTGTACATATGTCTCGTCCGGAAATCCGCGCCGTTACTGGGTTCGTATCTCACATCGGTTTGTAACGTTATGCATACGATATACATTCGCTGAAAAGCCGCATGGTTACGGGATTCTTAACGTTTTAAAAATAACGCTTGACATTTCGGATATGTATAAATATACATTCGCAATCGTACGATATTTTTCCAGAGAAAACGCTTGACAAACGGACATTTACGTGATCCAATCCACTTTATCGTGGTGAAGCGTCACAGGGTCGATGTTTCCGAGGGCTGTACGCTCCGTGCGTTCTGTTGGGTATAAACGTACGTTAGAGCGGTAGTTATACGCTACCACTACGTTACCACCGTCTCAGCACCGTGTATATACGTTGAATTAGTAAGGGAAATCGCCTTACATTTCCGCTGGTAACCGCATATACCTTTTCGGAATCCCAACGCTAATACACGCTAATATTACGCTTCTAATAAGGAGCGCTGTTTTATACGTTGAATATGCGTTACCGAATCGTTACTTTACAGCTATAACGTTAACATCCGGTATCGACTTCGTTTCTATTACGTTTGCTCACGTTGATTCATATTGAATCGTCGGGAGCCTAAGAGCCTAACGCGGCCAAAGAGCGGCCTTGCTCGAATCCGGCCAAAACCGGGCCGTATCCGGATAATTTACAACGTGGCCGTCTTTAACGTTTAATTCTAACGTTGAATAAATTGTTACATGAGGGACACGCCTTTTGTCCCGAAATGTCCGTTAGGCGTTCTTTGCCGCAGCGGTTCGCTTTTAATCCGTTATTTCTAAGGGATAAGAAGAGAGAAACGCTATAAACCGCGCCGTTACGCCATTCTTGCCGTTTCTAATGGTACGCTAGCATACCGTTAATGGAACGCTAGCGTACCGTATTGGAAACGAATGGTAATTATTTACGCGTCATCTTCCGCCGATTGCTCGAATAACCGAACGGCAGCGGACAGGCTCGCCGTGTCTCCGCGATAGATAAACGCCGGATTTAACATGTAATATTTAGCGCGGCCGATCGTAGTTGTACCGAGTATTCGTTTAGTCCGCAGACTTTCGAGTACGCGGCCGCAGCGGTGACGTGACCATCCCATAAGCTCGGCGGCTCGTATAACGTTAAAAAAGAATGAATCTTCGTCTTTAACGTATTGATCGTAGTCGAGATAAATAAGCAGCGAAAACAACAACGATTTTTCATCGTCAGCTAATTTCTTCGACCGCACTAATTCGCGCGTGCTGCCGTGAAATACCATGGTAAACTCCGCGTGCTTGGCGAACTTCTTCGGCTTAGACGGCATAACCGTTTCGCCCGGCTTGACCGTGATTAACACCTGCTGCGCCTCATCCGTGCCGTTTCGATAGCCGCGTGATTGAATTACGTCTATAATTTCGCCTGTTTCCGGATCGATTACATTATTCAAATAAACACACTCCTCCGCTAGATAAAATAGCGCAGGACGGGCGGAGTATAGGCCGCCTCATTCGTTTTCCAGCGCAAAAAGAACGCCACCTCCGAAGAGATAGCGCTTTTGTCACTTCCTATAACGTATAGGTAACTAATGACGAAAAGTATGGGTATATCAACGATTTAATAGAGGATTTAGCGTAGAAATGCCGAAAATGTACGTGAGGTGACGCGACAATGATCGAGAAATACCCATTACAAAACGAGCCGGATAAAACGATGTGGGTTTTCGCCAAAAACGATAAATTTTACGGGCACATCGTTAAGAACCGTACGGAAAAAGCGCCGGCTAAACTCGTATTCGAGACGGAAAAATACGCATCGGTCGAGTTATTAAAGGCGGAGTATCCGGAATTGAGTGTTTAATCTTAACGAAGGCAGACGGAGGTTAGTTAAATAAGGAAGTCTACTCGGTTATACGTACGTAAGTATTGTCTAGTATTGAAATAAAATATTGAAAAATAATAAAGTGTTGACTTCTTCAAAAGAAATAGGTTATGATATATTTATATATTGACATATATCTTCTGCCCATGGTACACTCTATTTATCACATTGGGGAGGAGGTTTTTCTAGTGAGCAATAATCAAACATTTATCTATAAGATGTCTCAGTTAGTCGCACTTGTTCTTATTACATATCTCACATAAGGTTTACCCTTTAGAAAGCTCAAATAAATACATATCGTTCGGCCCCTCCGCGCTAACGCGGAGGGTTTTATTTGTTTTCGCCCGGAAATATATGGAGGAATTAGCGTGTTTATGTCGAATTACACCGTCATGAAAACGAAAACTTACGCAGGATTTCGCCCAATAACATCTAATATAGCGCTATATACTGCCATGATCGACCGCGCGGCCGTTCTCGTATTCCAAGACGGTGAGTTAATCGGAAGCGGGCGCATCGATAAAATTACGGAGCGGGTAACGTTTGATGATATAACGGAGGATATCGTAGAGATTCGTGGCGAGCGGTTTATACGCGGTGCGTGTACGTTTGTTTACGCAAAAGGAGAATAAGAGGCATGTGGTGGGAAATAGTTAAGATCGTCATATTTAGTGCGGTAGTAATTGGCGTTCTTTTCGGCGTATACGTGTTGTGGAGAGACGACGGATTCAAAGAAGCCTTTGGTCTACTTTTCAACTCGTCATTAATTTGTCTATTCCTATTTGCCTGCCTGTTCCATTCCGAATTTGAGGACCGAAACGTACCGCATTCGACCGCTACTTTCAGCTCTGGCGGCGTCTCTCACGGGAACAGCACGCCAAAAAGCGTATCAAATGCGCCACAAGTCCGAGATTCCTCTGGAGCTGCCGGATTTGGTAACGGAGGAGTTAGCGGGCATGATGCGGACTCATCAGGTTCCGCGTCTTCTTCTCCGCAAACTACACGTCCAGTACTAAAATATAAAGGTGATGACCGCCCGGTGCTGAAGTATAAAAGCGACTTAGTAGCGGAGTACTTTATTTTAAATAGCGATGGAAACGGAATTTTCGAGTTAAATGACGGTGAGGTTGCGGAGGTAGCGGAAGGTTCCGACATATTTATCGACTTTAGGCTTCCCGTTGATAGCGGCGCTGTTTATTACGTCAATGATGAAGAAATCGAAGGGCATCCAGCCGCGTCAGAGGAAAACGCAACCTTATTCCGATTTACAATTGAGTCGGACGTTACCGTAGTCCAAGCGGTATATAACGATGTCACTTATTCGTACTATTTTAATTCGTTATAAACGCCACGAACTCCGGTGACCGCAGTAATCCGCGCTTCGTCCAGTTACGGAATCTCACACGCGCTTTAATACGCGGATGTACGTAAACATACTCGCGGTCCTGGCCGGTCACAAGCGGTTGTACGACGTTATAAAAGGCCGCCTTATACGCTGGAGGAACCGCTAACTCGATAACGCCGGTATACTTACCGTCAATCTGCGTCAGCCATCCAAAATCGCCGCGCTTATAGCCCGAAATATCGACGTCAGCGTACGTGTAATTAATGACTTTAAGCCAATTCGGAGACCTACGGCCTACATAAACGCTGTCCTTCCGTTTTGCGACGATGCCTTCCATCGCGTGAGCTTTAATCACGTCAAAAAGCGCCTTCCCTACGCCGTCTACGCTTATCACGCGGCTGAAGAAGGCGTTATTTTTCATGACTTCGTTTAGCAACGCCTTACGCTCGATCAGCGGGCGGCTACGCACGTCTTCCCTTCCGATCCGCAGCACGTCGAAAGCGTAGAAATGGACCGGACTCCTAGCGGCTGCTTCAGCGGGATTTTTCGCTTTGAAGCGGGACATGACGGCTTCGAAGTCAATCGCGCCCGGCTCTCCGTCCATACACGCTATTTCGCCGTCCAGGATGAGGTCAGAGCGGTCAGTCGGAACGTTATGTAACTCCGGATACTGGCGCGTAACATCGTTATTGTGGCGCGTATACAAGCGTATGCGGCCGTCTGTGAGTGCGAGTATGCAGCGGTGGCCATCGATTTTTGGCTCGAAGATGAAGCGGGAATCATCAAATGCGGCTTCACGTTTTTGCAGTAACATCGGCGGTAGAAACAACGAAAACACCTCCTATTACGATGTTACCATTAGAAGCGTGCGCCGTAATTTACGAAATAATGGGAACTGCGCTCAACCTTTCGCTTTCAGCCGCGCTACTAACTCCGTCGTATACTTCGTTAACCGGACGCTGATCTCCGAGCGCATAACGTCACGCGTCATTCCGAACCGTTCTTCGTATCCCCGATAATAACACTTATGGTAGATGATCATGTCTTCTTGTTCTTCCGAGACGACGCGAATATTCCGTTTCTTCAGCTCGCTACGCAATCGATAATAGTCTTCGGCAACCGAGATTAAAACTTTATGACCGGCAGCGAGGTAAAGCCGGTTTAGAACGTTGGACGCGCTCTCGAGGTCAGCGATACTTTTCTGAATCATCTTCTCCATATGCGGCAGCAGGATATAATCGCGGACCATGATACGCTCTTCCGTCGTTAAATATTTTACGGTGCCCGCTGTCTGTTTCTGATCGTATTGTTCCGCATGTTCAGTCAACAACATTTTCGATTTCCACCGTTCATTCCCGTCGAGTTTGCTCATGTGAATGACCTCCGATCCCCCAAAAATACGAACGTTTGTTCTAATTATTATATGACGGGAATTATCGTTCGTATACAGGAAAATAATTTCCAGTGTAATTCGGGCTCAAATCGTACTATGATCGGGTATAGATAACGTGGAGGTGTTCGAAATGTGCGGACGATACACGATTTATGTAGATATCGAAGAACTAATTCATTTATTCGCCATCGATAGCGCTGATATACGATACGAATATAAGCCGAATTATAACGTAGCTCCGACGCATACGGTGCCAGTCATATTAAACGATGACGGCCGCCGAGTGATCGACGGTTTCCGTTGGGGTCTCGTACCCTTCTGGGCGAAGGACGTAAAAATCGGATTTAAAATGATTAACGCACGGGCGGAGACGGTCGCGGAAAAGCCGGCTTATGGGCGATTGTTAAAAAGCCGCCGCGTCGTTATACCGGCCGACGGATTTTACGAATGGCAAAAAGTAGGCGCGGAGAAACAACCGTATCGGTTCACGTTGAAAGACGAATCGCCTTACGGATACGCCGGACTGTGGGACGAATGGAAGCAGCCGGACGGTGAGCTACTACGGAGCTGTACGATCATAACAACGACGCCAAACGACCTCGTAAAAGACGTGCATGATCGTATGCCGGTCATCTTGCCGAGTGATGCCGTTGATACGTGGCTAGATCCGGAAACCACGGATAAAGAGACGCTGCAATCGCTGCTCGCTCCGTATCCTGCCGATAAGATGACGCGCTATGCCGTGAGCAAAGATGTCGGCAACGTGAAAAATTCCGGGTCTAAGCTCATCGAGAAACTAGCAATAAACAGCAAATAGAGCAAAAGGAATCCCCTCCCCCTGCTCTACTCTACATTTATCGTTTCTTAATGAGCGCTCTCACAAGCGCGATTACAGCGATGACTAACGCGGCAATTGTAAGCGTCCAATTTACGTACTCCATACGATTACCTCCCGTCGTTTGCGTTTGATTTAAAGGCGCGTGACGTGGTATCATAGCTGGTAAGGATCGGGGCCAACTTTCAGCCCCTCACCTCGGTACCCAACTCTAGCGCCGCCCGCGCCGTTTGGTACCTTTTTTCTTTTTCCGAGGTCTGCTACGCTTCTCTTTACGTAAGAGTGCGATTGCAGTTACGAAGTTTAGCGCCCTCGTTAGGAAATCCAGCCAATCTTCCACGTCATCACCGCCCTTCTGCTTCCGACTCGTTAAACGAGTCATCCACAATTTCATTATAAACCAGACCCGTTTAACGTGTCAATAACTATTTGACACCCTTACCGTGTCGGACGTATAATCGCTATTAACGGAGGTGTTTTCGATGGTTATCCGCTCAAATCTGCGCGCACTCGCGGAAGCTCGCGGCCTGTCTATACGCGAAATCGCGCGGGATATCGATTACCGTTTCGACAGCGTACGTCTTCTGTACAATGACGAAATGGAACGTTACCCGCGCGATCTTATAGCGAAACTATGCGTTTATTTCAATGTTACAGCGGCCGAACTGCTTACGTTAGTAGACGAGGCTTAGCCGTTCACGCCACGTTTCCGCTACGCTCGCCGCTGCTACGAACTCGGTCGCCAATTCGCCGCAGGTTTCCCGCAAATTGTACGTAACAAGCAATCCGGCCGCTGTATCCCGTTTATAGCGTGCGGCGCGTTCTACGTTACGTATTTTTGCGTGACGATCTACGAAACGATTCTCGTATCCGCTGCGTTTCCTGCGCTTCGGGACCGCGTAATTTCGGACGTCTGTGCCAACCTCTTCCGCGGCCTTCAGCGATGTCTCACGGTCTCGGCGGAGTTCGAGTTGCCAATCGGACATAAACGGATATTCATTGCGCGTAACTTTATCCGGATGAGTATCCGCTAACTCTTCGTCGAGAACTGCGTCTGTAAGGCGGTCAATCAGCGCCGTATCGAGACTAATCGGACTTGGCCGCTCTCCCTTGCCGCCGCGGTCTACCCAGCGTTGAAAGGCCGCTTGATTAACGTCAGCGTGCGCGGCTACATAAGCTCGCATAACCGCATCGATCAACGCCATACGCTGCGTACGATCTGCTAAATCGTAACCGACGCCCGCGTACGCATAACGTAAAAATTCGTTAATTTTTCGTGCCTTAACCGTCTCCACAATTTCCGCCACTACCCCCGCAAATCTCTCAACGTATGTCAAACGATTTCCCCCTCTAACTGAACGCTAATAATTCCGTATTCCCACCGCTGATAGACCGCTGCTATTCGCGCCGCTGCCCCATTTACGAAGTCGCTTACGCTATCTTGGCCGACGCCCATAACACGCGCTGCCGTCCCCTGCGTAACGTCGAGGCCGTAAACAAGCGCTATCGCTTCCGCTTGGCGATCTGTGATACCGCTGCTTTCAATCGCGCTATGGAGGTCGAGGAGAATGTCGGAAGCGTCCGTATCTCCGTTAAAACGGCGGGCAGCGATCTTGTGGCGATCGCGCAATAGCGCCTTTACCCCGGCAGCGTCATTGAGCGCGTACTGTACGCTGTATTGGCGGCCTTTTTCCGTTAGGTCTACGTTACATGCTCCGATACTTAACGCCTCCCGTATGATTGTAATTGCGTGCCATTTGCGTTATAATTGCGTTAAAAACGGAGTGAATCGCGATGAGTGATAAGCGCTTTAACATCGAAACTATTCCGCTCGTCAACCTCTTTATCGCAACGGACAAACAACGCCGCCTGCGCTTCAGCTCCGATATTATTACGTTGTATAACCTCCGCAGCGAAGTCGATGGCGTTTCCCCGCGCGTTGCTTTAGGCTACGATCACGGAGCGAAAGCAATCGCGATAAGACTCGCGGCCTCAGGCGGCGACCCTACGGCGGCCAATATCGATAAACGCGGCTACGCCAGCGCTTCGCACTTTTACCGTAAGGCTCGCCTAGCGGAAGAAGCGCGGCGCTACGTCTTTGAGGCGGAACAAGACGGCTGGCTCGTATTCGTAGCGGAAGAAGAAGCGGACGGTGCGTCAGCATCGTAAATCCCGTTAATCGCGTCCACACGGCTGATTACGTAGCCCGCTCGGTAGCCCCGGCGATAAGCTTCGTCTAACATGCGGCGGAGTTTCGTTTCGGTTATGTGCATTTCGTTTTCCGTAGCTCGACCGCGCATAGAATCGCGTAGCCTGCGAGATCCAATAACGTATCCTCGATGGACTCGTCGACATGCGGCTGCGCTCCCGTGACGAGATTCGTTAAGCGCGCCATCTTGTCGTCCATACGGATAAGGCCGCACATAACACCGTACTTAGCGTATTGCTTAGCGAAGCTATCTCCGTAGTCGCGGTTTTTCCGTATTAGCGTCGATCCGACTTCTGAAACTACGGATTCTATGCGTTGTTCTTGCGTTGATTTCTCCATTAATCCGCCACCTCCACGGTATTACTTGCGATAAACAGCGCTGTCTCAATTCGGCAACCTACCCACGAAGAATAGCCGCGCTTCCTGTAACCGACGAGAACCTTCGCCTCTTTCTCCGCGCGTTCGCGTGTCTTGTACGTACGAATTGCGTTTCCCTTCATATGCGGACGACCGCCGATGAGGATTACGTAAATGTCGCGCATTAGGCCGCCACCTCCTCGCGTGAGTCGTCGATAATACGCGCCCATGAAAAATCCCCGCCGGCTGCGCGCCCTCCTGTGTGATCCGTACCTCCGAACCACTCATCGTGTATGACCGTACAGTTCGCACATGCCGGGTTCAGCGTATTGATACGGTATACCACTTTTCCTGCGTCGTGGTCGTTAAAAGTTACGATATCCCCGACGTGCGCCTCCGTAGGCTGCGGAGTCTTTAAGTATTCCTGCGGCACATCCAGTCTGAGCGCACGGCGTAGGGCGATAGCGCGGCCGATATGCGAGTTGAATACGTCATCCGGCGCGCAGCGGGCGATTCCTTTCGCGAACACTTCACCGTTTCTATATGCAGGAAGGAACCGGATTATCGCGACTACCGTCCGCTTTCGAGGGTTGATGACGAAGTCTACGCGCTGCATCGGGGTCCAATTCGTTCTTTCTCCGTCAATCTTCGGCCAGAAATGCGGATGCTGCCAGTTAATGTCGCGAGGAGTACGGACAAGTTCCGCTACATCCCGTTTTGCACGTTCGATAATATCGTCTCGCGTTACAGCCGTACTTACGGACGGCCTAGCGGATTCTTTCACACGTTTCAACGCCGCGACTTCCGCCTCCAGGCGTTTAATATCCGCAGATACGCCCTCCTCGATTAAAACGATGTCCTCTCGCGCAACTTTGAGTTGAAGCGCAAGATCCGCGTTTTTAAGCGTTAATTTCGCGACTGCTTCCGTCAGGCCGTCGATTTGTTGCGTGACGGACGGTGACGGAGCGGAAACAGGTTCGAGAACGCGATAGAACTCAGTTGTAATTCCGTGGCTTTCCCCGTTGTCGTCAGTGACCGTTACGCCTTCGTGGCCGGAGTTGGTTCCCGTTCTTGTTACGCTGTATACGTTGCCTTTGGTAATTCCGTATTTACCTTCGCCTACGAGCGATAGTATACGCTCACCTACGGCCGCCTTTCGATTGACTAAGCGCAGGCGTTCACCGTTGATAACGACGATATCGGATGGTTCGAGAACGACATACTCCCGCAAAAATACGTGCTGAAGGTTCGACGTATCGACTGCACCGTTTGACCACGTGTCAACCACGTCCAGAACATCGCCATTTACGTACGTCTCCTCGTCCACTCCGGTAGCCGCTACTATTTTAACCCACTCACCCACGTTAGCTTTGCGTTTAACCTCGTTGTATTCGCGTTGAACTCCGCCCAATGATTCGTCCGGTAATACCGTAATGTCTTCGATAACCTCCGCCTCCTCCGTGATTACAACGTACTCGCTGTGAAGAACAGCCCATCTCGTCTCAGATACGCTTACGGCTTGACCGTCGCCCCAACGATCCGTGCTTGTAACTGTCATAACATCACCGGTCCTGTAGTAGCCGACTGCGTCCTCTTCGCTGATTTCCTCTACGATTCTAATCCGTTCTCCAACGTTTGCTTTACGTTTAACTTCGATCATACGCATCGTCTCCCATTACGCATATTTGTACGTCCTGGCGGCCGAACCTCTCCGCCGTCTTCCTATCCGCTGTCAATACGTCAATCCGCGATCCCTTAATTGCGCCACCAATGTCCTCCGCGACCGCCGTAAACGTGAAGCCATCCGCCAACATTACGACGACTTCCGAATGAAGCGCGATGACGGCCGGATCAACCGCGATTATGCGTCGTCCATATGCGTCATACTGCGTCTGTTTTACGTTAACTCCCGTTTTTGTAATGCCGGTACAGCCGCGACAATCAGCCGTGTAGGCAGTGGCCGCGAAAGACCGCCACGTCCCCTGCTTTTCAGTCGCCTCGAACGTATGCCACGTCGGTTCTTTCGATGCGGGCGGCTCCGGCTCGGCCGTTACAAGCGCGGCAAGGAGCGAGAAATACGCTAGGACAGCGGTTAAAACGTTAGGGACTTACCGGAAACAGCGCGTCAATTTGCGCGATGAGAGCGGCGCGTGCTTCGGCGGGCGTTAAGCGTTCAAGTTGATTTGCGCTAACGTACTCCGACAACTCGGGGCATAACGCCGCGTGTACCTCATACGGATACCGCCGCTGTCCGTCTGTATTATCCACTACGACGATTGTTCCTTCGCTGAAGTCACCACCAGATACGAACCGCGCGTAGTCGCCGACTTTCAGCGCTGACTCCTCCGCCATTTCCGTCTCTAATTCCGCGATTTCAGCGTTAAGGGATGCGACTGCTGCACGTTTTTGTTCGATGATCTGCGCAGTTGTTAACACGTTGCGGCGGAATACTATATCGTCACCATCGGCCAGTAGAAACGTTTCGTCTTCATCGAGTATGCCGATGTTATCACTTTCGCTATCTGCTACGACTGCGTAAAAAGCTCCCTTCGGCATGAATGAGTAGTGCGTTCCGCTACGTAGGATATCGCCGACTTGCGGGTCATCTTCCGTACTCTCGTAACGCACACCGTTGTACTCGATTACGTTGCCGGTTTCGTAAACTCCGCTTAACCTTGCCATATTCACGTCACTCCTTCGTTTTCAATAGTTCCGAAATAGCTACGGGAAACTTCGCCTTGATTAACGTTAGAATCGCCTTTGCATACGATTGAATCTCCGCCTGCGCATCGTGTTCGAGACGCTGCGCTAAGAAGTGGGCGATCGATTGTAGCGACGCGGTCCAATACCATCGTACGTACATTCCATAAGCCGGCAGGAATAGGCGTGCTTGTTCGGCACAGATTCCGCATTCAAGCGCTATGTTGTATAGCTCTTCGCTTGCCTCGATGTGTTTCATTAAGTTATACGTAATATCTTCGCCGAGAACGGAATCCACGACTGCTCCGCTACCTTGCTTTGAGTTTTCTGGAGCTGACCGCCACTCGTCCGCAGCAGGCAGGTAGAACACCGGTTCCTCAGTAACATAGCGGCGGCTGCTTTCGTTCCACGCGTCCATCGTATGATCCGAACCTACTACGTATTTCCACCATTGGCGAGCGACCATTAGTGGCGCATACACCTCGATTTGTGCGATTGCGTGGCGAAATGGCGACGAATGTCCTTCGCGGGCTAGAAAGGCAATTAGGCTGCGGTCGCGGTCCGTCAGTTCCGCCGATTCCTTTGCGTAGGAAACGCGTGCGGCATTCGCGACTGTTAAGTCCGATCCCATTACGTCAACTAGCCGGACATACCCGTTGTCGAGAACATCGATTTTATTCAGCGTCAATATTCACACTCCCCCTCACTAATTCCGATGTTTATCACGAGGTGATTTTAAAATGAAACTAAAAGTAATTGAATCGACCCTTTATTTTATTAAATCAGTTTATTATGCTTGGATCGCTATCACCACGACTTATCAGTTGGTATATAGTGAGTACGACAAATTTGTAGAAATTATTAATGGGCCGTTAATTAGAGCTATAATTGCTGTGTCAATACTTGAAATGATTCATAACTTAATCGGATATTTTAAAATCCATTTCGGTAGAAATTCCCGTTGATCCAAAGCCGCCCGCACCTCTAGCCGTCTCACTCAACGCCGCGACTTCAGTAAATTCAACGCGCGGCATAGGAATAACGAATCCTTGCGCGATCCGCTCGCCAGCTTGGATAAGATACGAACCGGCCGGATAAGAACGCCCAACGTCCCAGTCCGTTTCATTGCCGTCGAGCGTAAGCAGTGACCGCCCCCATTCGTCTGTATCCTCGTTTGTATTATCGAACAGCACCGCCACGTCCCCGCGATAATCCGAATCGATAATGGCCGGCGCGTTTGGCTGGCGCAGGGACGTTTTAAGCGCGATCCCCGACCGTATGGCGATAAGTAAAGCGTGACCCGGTGGAATCTCGAACGCTAGGCCGAGCGGTATCTTGGCGGTAGCGCCCGGCTCGATAATACCGCCCTGCAGCGCGCATAAGTCGAAAGCAGCGGCCCCGTCTGTTGCATATTGCGGAGTTACTGCGGCTGGATGGACTTTGCGAATGTTCACGTTCAATTGCGTCATTCAATAGCTCCTTTCGTTCCTATACGTATATATGCCCGCGACTTTCACAAACTGGGACATCCGCGCCTCATACGTATTACGACGTACGAGACGCGAATTCCGTACAGTTTATGCGGAACAAACTTCGCAATCATCAACCTCGAGCGACCGATTTCTTAGGTAATACAACGTTTTAAGGCCGTCCTTCCATGCTCGAATATACATATCGAGAAGTTGCGGCGCTGTCCATTCCGCCGTTAAGTAAACGTTAAATGATTGCGCTTGGTCGATATGGCGCTGCCTAACGCCGGCCGCCCGTATTGACCACGTTTGGTCGATTTGGTGCGCTTCTTTATAAAGCCACATCGTCGCAGCGTTAAGGCCCGGCACAGTCTGCGGAATGACGGCGTTTTTCTTCTCTTCGATAAAAAACTTAGCGAAGATCGGATCGTTACACGCCGTTGAACCGGCAATTAACGATGTCGATGCGGTCGGGGCCGGCGACATGACCCATCCGTTACGCATGCCGTGGTCGCGGACGGAATACGCGAGAACCTGCCAGCGCTCATAACCGGGGACCGCTTCGTAATCGCCCGCGTCGTTTATCGTGATATAGCCGCGACTTGCGAAGTACGCGCCGGTCTCCCATTCGCTACCGCTAAACTCCGCATAAGGGCCGCGTTCGATCGCCAGGACGTTGGATGTACGGATCGCCCAATACGCGATTTCTTCGAACAGCTCGTCGGCTACCGTTAAATGCTCATCGCTTTCCCATACGATGCCATTTTGCGCAAGATACTGATGATAGCCGGATGTGCCGAGGCCGACCGCTCGATACTTTTGATTCGTTCGCCGCGCTTGTGGGATCGGATAATAATTGAGGTCGATAACGTTGTCGAGCATACGCATTTCGGCGGTGACGATACGTTCGATATCCGCCTTCGATCGGACACGGCCGAGGTTCAGCGAAGATAAATTGCATACAACGAAATCTCCGGATTTAATACGCAATACGTCCTCTGCTCCGTCATCCTCTACGGCGATGAGCTGCGTTTCCGTCATGTTCTGCGCGATCTCCGTACAGAGGTTCGAACAGTAGATCATACCGGCGTGTTTATTCGGATTCGCCCGATTTACCGTATCGCGGTAGAAAATAAACGGCGTCCCGGTCTCGAAGCCGCTCGTCATGATCCGCTTCATGACGTCAATTGCCGGTATCGTCCGGCCTCTATACGTCAGACGCCCGTCGTTTGCTGCTTCGACACAGTCGTTATAGCGGCGCTCGAACTCGTCACCCCACGCGTCTTCCAGCGAATAGCCCATCGCGCTTCTCACTTCGTGCGGATCGAATAAATACCACTCGCCGCGCTCCTCAACGCGCCTCATGAAAATATCCGGAATGCATACGCCGGGGAATATATCGTGCGCCTTCATGCGGTCGTCGCCGTTATTCGTTTTCACGTTGAGGAAATCGAGTATGTCCGCGTGCCATACGTCGAGGTAAATTGCAACCGCGCCGGCCCTGACGCCGAGTTGATCGACGGCGAGCGCGGTATTATTGTAGTTCTTAATCCACGGAATGACACCGCCGGCAACGCCCGCATGGTCGCGGATAGATGACGCACGGGAACGGATTTTTCCGACGTATATCCCCATGCCACCACCGTGCTTCGAGACTTGGGCGAACGCCGCGTCCGTATTGTAAATCGACCACAAGTTATCGCCCGGCATATCGATAAAGCACGATGAGAGCTGCGGATGAGGCGTACCGGCATTAGCGAGCGTCGGCGTGGCGACCGTCATTTCCAACCGCGATAATGGATCGTAAAATGATTTCGCGTAAGCAACGCGGTTCTCCGGCTTCTCCTTCATAGCGAGATGCATCGCGATAATCATAAAACGCTCCTGCGGAAGTTCCATAATGCGGCCGGCGTCACGCTTTGTGTAGCGGTCCGTCAGCGTTTTGAGTCCGATGTAGTTAAATAAGTCGTCGCGTTCCGGCTTAATATAGCGGCCGAGTTCGTCAACTTCTGATTTACCGTAAGTGTCGGCGAGATAATTTCCGTATACGCCTCGATGAGTCAGCGTTTCTAGCAGCGTTGTGAAATCGCCGTACCCAAACTGTCCGCTATAACCGCGATTAATGGCCGCCTCCTTATAAAAGTCGTACGCGAGTAGCCGCGCCGCTACGAATTGCCAGTTCGGCCGCTCGATCGATGTTTTCTCGACGGCTACCTGCGTAAGGGACGTCTGTATCTCCGTCGTTGTCATGCCGTCGCGAAATTGCAGCTTCGCGTCCCGTTCGAGTTCGAGCGCACTACACTCGGGATAGCCAGCGCAGGCATATTCGATTACGCGGCGCATTTTGCTGACGTCCAGGCTTTCGGCGATCCCATTGCGTTTAATTACGTGAATTTCCGTCAATATTTCGCTCTCCTTCGTGTTGCGCGATTTGTCTTACAATTTCCGCTTTCCTTGCGTTAAGCTGCGTCAAGTCTTCGTTACGAATCCGGATGCAGTACTCGACGTGGGCGAGTTCGGCGCGTAGGCTATCGGCGAGAGTCACGTCGAAATCAACTCTTCGCGGATAAGATACGCCAGGACTACGGCACATGCGTCCGCATCGTCATACCCCGCCTTAAATACGTGATCCGGACCGAGGCGTAAAATCCTCCGTACTGCCTCCGCTACTTCCGGCTTCTCGGCGCGGCCGTTTCCAGTTACTAGCTTCTTAACGCTACTTGGCGCAAGGCTCTCCGCTACAACGAGTCCAAGGCGGGATAGGGCGCGATCGACCGCGCTCCAACTTCCGTGAACTTTATCGTTCTGCTCGAAGTTACGTGATGGCGGCCATATTTCTCGTATGATAGCAGATGACGGCGTGTACTGGCGGAAGAATAATAAGGCGTGCGCTTCGATTACCTCGTAGCGTAGCGGTTGCGCCTCGGCTGCTTCAGTTTTGACGACTGACGTCGCGACTAACGTAGGAACGCGGCCCTTAACGGAGACGACCGCGAATCCTGGCGATGTTAGCGATAGATCGAGTCCCGCGTAGATTAGCGTCGGTTCTTTAATTTTCGGAGGAATCGGCGGCCACCTCCGTTATCCGTTCTAGCGCGTCACGGACAATCTGGCGGACAATCTCCGTTGATAGCGCGCGAGTCTCGGCCGTCTGCGGAATATCAACGGGGAATTTTACGCAGAGTGCTTCGACGACTTCCGGCGTTATGATATCGGATAAATCCGTATCGGTTTCCGCTGCGAATGTGCCGAACGCCGTAATCGTCAGGTAATCGCGTAGCTTTTGGTCCATTTATACCGCCACCTCCGCCTCTAACGCATCGAGAACGCTTATCAGTTCATTTGTGTACTCGTTTGAACCGTAATATGAGCCAAGAGATCCTTCCGTTAGACGATGTCGTAATACTTTAATGTTTGTCTCTTCCGGTGACCACTGTCCTTCAAGTCCGTAACAACTACAGTGACTTCCATTGACCTCGTATAAGATTCCGCTTGATTTTTCGCGATAAAGTACGAACGCGTATCCGGAGTAATCTTCATACGTGTAGGACGCAAGCAGTATCTCGATGTTGTCTTTATCCGCAATGGGAGGCGAAGACTCCTCGCTCCATCTCGTTCCCTCGAAGCTCTCAATCACGTCCTCAGCCGTTTCCCAACCGTGTAAATATACTGGATTCATTTACGCGATCCCCTTCCGTAACTCCGTTAATTGTTCGAATGCTTCCGCATAATTACGCTTCTCGAAATCCTTCAATCCGCTGCGTTGTATTGCGTCAACTTGGCGTTGTAAGGCCGCGTATTCCTCATCGGATAAACCGGCCGCACACGCACGTTTGTAGTTGTTAAAAGTAAACTTACCGATATCTAGCGCAGGCGGATCGTTCTTTTCTATCGCGTCGAGGACGTCCGCAAAGTAATCGAGAACGCCGTGCCGCATCTCGTCCGTTATTTCGAAGCAGAACGCCTTAATATCTGGCGTCTTGGCGTAATCCTCTGCGCTCATTTGCCATGCCTTTTTTGACGCATTAACGTGAAGGATAATGTAATAGTCAATTGGCTCATCGACCGTACCGTACATAAGCGAATAACATACGCATTGTTTGACGTGGTCAGCGCCTGGGCCGTTACGCGTTGAATACTCTGACGTCTTAGCGGACGTAGTTTGCTTCGACTTAACTTCGACACCGACGCGTATAACCTCACCGTCCTCCGATACATAGCGCATGATGCCGTCACATGTTCCGGAGATAGAGAACGTTTTACCGCGATGCGTAAAGATGGCGTTCTTCTTTGCGAAGTTCTCAAACATCGGCTCACCGCGTTCGTTACGCTCGAACATAAATACTTGATTACCGATCGCTTCGGAGTCAAGATGCTTCTCCGCGAACAATAGATCTCGCTGTATTACGTCGCCAATGGCGGTTCCGATCGAGCGCCAGCGGCCTTGGTGCGGCGAAGTGAGCGACTTATCGCGCTTGGCTTTACGGATCTTCTCGTAAAGTTCGCGTGGACAACTATTCGCGGATGATGGCGAGAAGTACGGTATGTCACGCGGCGGCCACACTTTACGCGATTTGTCCGTAAGGATGTCCGCATACCACCGATGAATCTGCGCGTCTAAAGCATCGTCGTACGTTTCCGGCTGCGAGTGCCATGCGTTGAGATATTCCGTAAAGTCAGCCGCGATTTGGTCCGTTTGCGTTTGATCTGCGTTTCCAATGCGTGTGAATACGCTAATTTAAACCGCCTCCTCTTCGTTATCGTCCCGAAACTCGTACGTCATTTCCTCGCCTCGCTTACCGGCTTCGTACGCTAGTTTAACGATGTCAGCGATATTGTAAGCACCGTTCAAATCGCGGAAGAATACCGCATCCTCCGGCTCGCCCGCGCTGATGTCGGCGCTTTTACGATTGCCTGCGTCGTCCTCGACTGTAACCGTGATCGAACCCTTTCCGCAGTATTCGTAATCGTCATCTCCGCCGATATTGTGAATCTCCGTAATTTTCATACGTCCGCCTCCTCGTTTTTCTATACATATTTATTCGCGAACTCCGCTTTCGGCCGGCAGTTAACGTAATCCCACTCGTCCGGCCCATACTCCATCATCCAACGCGGCTCGATTACGATATCCGTAACCAACGGAACGCTCAGCTCGGCCGTCTTCGTCATGATTTCGTCGATAAGCTCGATCGTTGCCGGCGTAAGGTCGTCATTCGGCACGCTGTTCTTGATTTCATCGTGGATCGACGCATTAAATTCCCATCCGCGTTCCTTGCATATCCGCGCGTTTCGATTCCCGTTCATCTTCAGGATATCCGCGCCGGTCCCTTGAATGACCGCGTTAAATGCCGCGCGTTCCCAATAGCCGATAAGGCCGCGTTTTTCCGCGAGAACGTCGATTTCGTCCTGTAACGCTATTAATCGCTGTTGATCGCGCGGCGTTGGCGCTGTTTTCGCGTTGATCTGCTTGCGCTCCGTGTATAGCCGGATTAGGCGCTGTTCGTTCTTGGCGGCCGCTGCAGCCACGCTCTTGTAATCCGGGAAACGCCGTTTGCGTCCGTATAACGTTTCAACATAACCGCTTAGTCTCATCGCGTCACGAATGTCGGCTACCATCGCCTTAAACGACGGGAATGTACGGTCGAAGTTTTCGAAGAACATCGCAGCTACCTCGTCCGTTACGTTCATCTTCTTAGCGAAGGAACGCGGTGACTGATCGTAACTGACCGCGAGTACTCCGGTCTTCATGAGAGAACGCGGCTTAAACGTGCCGGTCGGATCGTACGCTTTATCTACGCAAAACTCTTCCGCCAAACTAAACGTCATCATCGCCATAGTCGTATACAAGTCCGTGCCGTCGACGAAAATCTGACGCATGGAGTTGTCTCCGTATACTGTCCACATGATGTGCGCCATGATTCGCGGTTCGATTTGGCCGAGGTCAGCGCCGACGAACGTAAAGCCGGCGCGCGGAACGAATTGATTACGGACGAGGACGCCGCCACCTTTGCTCGGCATGTTCTGAAGATTCGTACCCTTCGGAACCTTGCGCTCGTCGGCGATGAGCTTGCGGACGATAGCGTGGTAATTGGTGTCAGTTATCGTCAGCATTAGCGATACTGTTCGTAAAGACGGTCAAAGAATCTGAACAACTCGTAGCCCTCAACGTGCCGCCCCATAGCCCGCGTTAGTACACCGATTTCCTCTACGTTTAGCTTGATCGTCAACTCGATATCCTTCGGAACATTCGTTTCTACAACTTTTGCCACTTTTACCCCTCCGTTTCAAATTCCGCTAATATATCGATCGGCCGCCCACGATAGCCCGCGCTGCTATAGCGCCCCGTTGACGTGCCGCCCGCCTTAAACTCCGTATGCAGCCGCCCATCACCTTCGAGCGCCGCCGGTACCTTCGTCACGTACGTATTAAGCAGTTTCTCGTATGCCGCAACCGTCGCTAGCGGCTTTAGTGCCTCTTCCTCTTCGTAGTACGCGTCCAGGACGTCGGCCGCCGTAGAGCGCGTCTTGCCGCGTTTGAATTGCGGCGTCCGGTCACGGATTCCGAGATGATCGTAAATGAGATACGCGAGATGGTTGCCGTTCGTAATCGAAAAATCTTCCGTAAAAAGCGGCGCATGTTCCTCGTCGGCTGGCGCTAGTACGTCCGCCTCCAACTCCGCCAGTTTCGCAGCGGCTTCCGTGTATTTCTTCGTATCCGTCTTACCGCGCTCTTCACAGTCCGCAATAATGGCACGATGCTTCGTTAATTGCTCACGCCTACGGGCGATACGAGAGCCTTGCTTACCGATCCATTCCGTAACTTTAGCGCTGTGAAGGGCGCGATCCATTTTCCGTACAAAGGCCGCATCAATTCCGTACGATTCGATGACCTCCGCGCGGGCCGCCTCCAACTTCGGCGTAAACTCCGCTGCCAGTCGCGCCAATCCGTCTGTATCGATTTCGAATCCGCAACGTGCCATGAATACGTCGGTCTCCGGCAGCTTCGAATCGATCAACGCGTAGCATTCGAGGAGCCGGCCATTTCCGTTAGCGCTCGGCGCTTTTCCCATTTGCGCGAACTGCCATTCGAACAGCGACCATCCGTATTTAACGTCGTTGATTGCGTAGATGCCGACGAGTTCCGTATTAAACGGAGCCGGCGAGCGCGGGCCGAATAGATCTTCGAAGGTAACGATCGGACCGTTAATCCCGAAAGCCGGACCGTACTTCGCAATCAACGGCTTCAATCCGTATGCTGGTTCGTGTTCGTTCATTAAATTCATGGCGTCCAACGTATCCCAAACGCAGCCGCGAATCTCGTAGCCGTCTTTATCCGCGACGTGTAAATCGTAGCGAGCCGATCCCATATGGAACGTCTTGCCGTGATTCGGCCGCGATAAGTACGGGATAATTGCCGCTAATACTTTCGAACGCGTAAGCTGAGGATCAGACTCCTTGAACGCTGACTCTTCCGTTAGAAACTCGAAGCCATCTTCGCCGCGCATATCAACGTGACCGTACGCGAGATAATAGCCTTCGTCGAGCAACGGCAACCACACGCTGTAGCCGATCGATAAATCGATGTACGTATCGATCCCGGTTCCTTCGAAGTCGCCGGCCGTCATTGTATCAACGCCGAGTATGCGGAATCGGTCCGTCCACTCGGCGGTTTGTCTACGACACTCTTCGCGGAGTCTTTCGATAAACGCGGGCAACTCGGAATCGTTCGTTAATACGTGATAATTGGCGGGCTTGGAGCGTACGACTTCCGCCATACGCTCCCTCCGGATTGACTCCGCCTTCTCTCGTAATAAGCGCGCGCCTGCCGCCAGTACGTCGCCCTTCGTCCATTTAGCGTTATCAGATCGAACGTTACCAATTCGTCCGTCTGAGTAGGCTTGGCGAGCTTCTACGTACTGTGCGCGCTCCTTATCCGAGAGTGCCATCGCGCCGATTCTCACAAATGCTTCGGCCGCTGTTTCCGGAATAGCCGCCGTCTTACGTCGTACAGCGTCTTTAACACGTGTGTTTAGCGTCAGTTTTACGTCGATCAGAACCGCCCCCTAGCAGCTTCGCGGTGTATCGAAACGTTGCTCAACCGGCGTAACGAGTTCAACATCACTAACGGCTACCCACGAATTACTCCCGCTAGGATTTATCTTCGTCAAACGTACGCCTTCGTTTACGATTCCAGACTCTGACGACTTCACTTCGGCAATCTCGCCAGTTACAACGCCTGCAGCCGATCTATCCGCAGTGATTCGTACGATATCGCCCGTTTTATACTCGTTGACTTTACGCCCGATCGCGGCCCATTTAGCCTTCGCCGACTCTGCAGCGATCTCTTCAGCGCTAACTTTAACGAGCTGCTCCGGTTTAGCGAATGCAGTACGCTGGTCGCCTCCAACGATCTTAATTCGTTCGTTCCGGTGACCGGAGAACTTCGGGTCTTCAACGGTGTACATCTGGCCGTTTTGATACCCGCGCAGAGGATGCGCTCTGCCTCCGCTAATCAATCGCACTTTATCGCCGACTGCGAATTGATTGCGTGGATCAGCGGCTTCCTTAGCGGCGGCAATCTCTTCGTCAGTAGCACGGACAAGTTCGTCATCGTAGAAGTAATCGTTACCTTTACGTGAACCGTCCAGTTTTTCGCAGCGGATATGATTATCTCCGTACGTTACGATGTCCCACACTTTTAAGATATCGCCAACTTTTGCGAAATGGCCTCCGTAAGCTTTCGCAACTCGGGCGTAATCACCGACTTTAAGACGCGCAGGCTCGGCTGCTTCAGCGCGGCGGGCTTCGAACTCCTCACGTGTTGCCGGTACGACTTTGGTCTGCGTAATATAGCCGCCAATTGTACCGTCGCTAGCACGCTCCCCCATGTAAGGAACGCGAGTACCGTCGTCTTCCGTGATGCGGATAATCTCGCCGATTTCGTAATGCGCCGCATCCTCAACGACTTTCGCGTAATCACCTACCGTTAAGCGCGCCGGCTTCGAAGTGTCCCCCAACACAACGTATTCCTTCCCTACGCGGCTTCCGTTGTAAAAAATAAATCCCGGAATATTGCGTTCCTTAACCGTGATGACTATGCCTTCACTGTCTACGGAGCTAGCTGTCAACGTCTCGCCTACGACGATTCCTTCGTGATGAACCGAAATTACAACGATGCGGTCGCCGGATTCAGCCTTGCGTTGCTCCGTCGGGACCGGTACGAGTACGGCGTAGTCTCCGTCAGCAATATGCCAGCGGTCGCCTTCATCGTCCGTAAAGTGAACGTGATGCGGCGATCTAGTCGTGACTTCGTACGTTCCCCCCACGGTTACGTAACGCTCGCGTTTTAGTGGCGTAATAACCTCGCCGACTCTCGCCGTGCGCGTTTCCTTAACGTAGACTTTTCCGTCGTGGATGACGTAGGGTTCCGTTTTAATCGCAGCCGGCTCAGTCGGTTTCGTTGTTTCCGGAACCTCTTCCGTAACCTTTTCGAACTGATTCTCGCCGATCCATCCGCTGTCGTGCGTATGCATCCACGCTTTACCGTGCTCAGTTCCGTCCATTCGTGGATCGCGTTCCTTTAACGTTGTCGTCCACGTTGGAGAACCCGTTTTACTACGAACGACATCACCGGACTTAAACGATGAGTCCTGCGGCTTCTTCTGCGCCAGGAACTCGGCTTCCGTCGCTGGCTCCATCTCGTCTTCGTAAATGTAACAGCCGCGAGTTCCGTCAGCTTTCTCGCATTTATATGGTAGCGCTGACTTATCATCAATCACGATCTTAACTACCGATCCTACTTCGTGACGATGCGAGGACGAGCGGCTAGCACGTTCAGAAACGACTTTCGCGTAATCCCCAACGGTAAGCCGGCGCGGTGCTGTCTCCGCATTCTCTTCCGCTACTTTCTCGTAGACTTCCAGCGTATCGCCGACGGTATCGAAATCACCGCCTTCATCGCCGGTGATATGCGCGTCCCCGCACGAGTCGACGCGGTCAACGTAGTAGAAGCCTCCGATCGTTACGTCATCGTCAGCTGACGTGGCAACCATTTTAACGATATCGCCCGCCTTAGCTGCCCGTTCAACCTTACGGTATTCAACGCCCTCGATCATTACGCTTACAGCCGGTACAGTTTCTACGTTTAACTTTGCCAAAAAGCATCGCTCCCTTTTCGTTATATAATTTCGCCGCGCTCATTTACCGTTCCGGCTGCGTCGTAAACTCGTTCAATTGCGTACTCGGCTGCGCATTTGTGTGGATAGCCGTTGTGTACGAACGCTTCACCGTCATCTATCCGCATTACTTCGTCGCCGGCGTATATTTCACCGCGGCATTGCGCGCAAACAGCGACTGTCCGCTCATTCCTCCGATCGAGTGTCATCGAACACGCTCCGATCTAGCGCGATCGGTAATTCGACCCAACGCTCGGCCGCTCGTGCTTCGGACGCCCAATACTCCGTAAGCAGCCGGTTTTCGAGCATATATACGCGAGGCATTTCGCCATCCGCCGCCCACACGCCAACGATATAGTCAGCGTCGGACCGGTCGTAGGCCGTGCCGTTCCCTTTCTTCGCGTATATAACGAGGTCGCCGGCGCGATCCATCCGTTGGCGAATCGTTTTGACCTGCAGTTTAGCGTGCGCGCCGGTTAGTGGATCGGTCGCGAGGATGTCGTACGCTTCTTCCGTCTCCGCTTTGTGAACGGTCCAGCCCGCCGCCATGAGAGCGAGCCGCGCCGCTAGTTCCGAGTACTTTCCGACAATCTCGCTTAAATGCGCCGTCTCAATCGCGCTCCTTTCCGAAGCTTAACGCCGGCGGCCGGGGAGTAGGCGGTTTATATCCGCTTCCTCCCGCAGCTACGGCCGGTCTTTCTAACGTTGATACTGCGTTCATGCTGCGTCCTCCTTCGTGATATTAAAACGGATAATCTTCAGCGGCCGCGTCGCCGTCTGTTATCGGAGGAGCATCGTCATCTTTCGGAATAGACGCGTTAGATGCTGCCGCGTTTGCTCCGATTGATAAGCCGAGTCGTCCGATATCAAATCCGGCAATTACGAGATTCTTCGTCTGCTCTGCTTCGTCGGCCACGTACAAGCACGTTTCGAACGCTTCCAGGTCAAACGGTACTTCCGCCAATTTAGCGAAGTTTACGCGTTCCTCATCCGTCAATTCCTCGTCAATATCGAGCATCGGAGACAAGGAAACGACCGCGTTCGTAGACTTGCCCGTTTTAGCGAGTTCGAACGCCACTTTGCCGAGTTTCTTGGCGTATTTCTCGATGACCGCTTTAATCTGCGTTTCCTGCTTCGGACTGAAATCGACTACGATGTCCTTGCCGGTCGCGAGGTCGAAGAAGGCGCGGAGGTAACGTTTCTTACCTTTGTAGAGATACGCTTCGTCCGTAATCACCTTTACTGCGTCCTCACTAGCGCCGGCTTCTTTCGCAGCTTTAGCGTCGGCATAAAGGAGGTCGGCCGCTTGATCCCATAGCGAAGGGTTAGCGTCGACATAGCCGTTCCGGTTACGTGTGGCCGGATTCTTCGGAACAAACGTGTTTACCTTGCCGAACATACCGTACCCGTAATACTCCGCGACATCATTGACGGATTTGACGCCGACTTTGATCGTGGTGCCGGACTTGAACGATACGATCGGGCTTTCTTCGGCTCCTCCTTGTTCGTTCGTTGCTTGCGCGGCCTCTTCGCCTTTTTTCGTGAACAATGACAATCCGCAACACTCCTCGATTAGATTCGGACGATAGGATTGCGCTCGCCTACGTGTCGACTCCGTAATTGAGCGGCTTACGATTGTGCTGACGCAGCTTTCGGCGTCAAGCGACCCGTTGGTGCGCGGCTCCTACGTCCGCTAGGCGGTATTAACGACCTACTTTCCGCTATCTCTAACGGCGACCGGGCATTCCCCGATCCTTCAGCGTTAACACCGCCTAGCCGACGTCGGACTCGTTAAAGTCCGTAGCCGTCCGCTATACGTACGCACATATTCCCTTTGCTAACGTCGATTTGCGCTGTCTAGCCGAAACCATTTCCGTATTAATTTGCGTAATCTCTGCGTCAATCTGCGTTATTTCCTCGAGTAAGGAGCGTGCTTTAGTCGGCCGTTTAGTCAACAACTGCGCTAGTTCGCATTCCGCCCGTCTTACCGACAACTCCGCCTTCATCACGGCCAGCCGTTTCAATTCCGCCGCCTCTTCGCGTTGGGCAGCTCTTAGTACGCGCCGAAGCACCGGTTCCACTGCGTTACGTATCAAATCGGCCGCACTATCGCGCCTATATGTCGTAACCACCGTATCAGAGTCTAACGAAACGATGAAAGCTTGCCGTTTGTAAGCGAATAATCGCACTGGATTTCCGTCATCTCCTACTATATACGGGTCAATTAACGCAGATTTACGCAGTAAGTCCATGACGTGCATTGGCGCTTTTGACCGCTCGATGCCGAAGTCCTTAACGGCTTCGTCCAGCGCGTGCGGTGTTACGAATATCTTCGTTGGCATCGGAAAATGCGTGCCGGCTTTCGGATCAATAACGTTTTTCATCCGAGACGCACCGCCTTGACAGGTTTTTCCGCGTAAAAATCTGCGGAATCGTCGTATTTATCACAGTCTCCGTTATATTCGAGAGATACTTCGTTTATATGCGTTAAATTGCGTTTTACATTCGTCGAAATATCGTGTATACTATGAATATTAATACAGCGCTGACGTGTCATAGCGTGAGACCTCCGATTATGTTCGTAGTGTAAACGTATTGACAATATGGAAAGCGAATTGTATTATATTACCAACGGATTATAATACATAAGCTTTTCAGAAGTCCGACGTCCTACCAAAACGCCGGACAAGCGTTAAGATTTGTTAATGTTTGGACAAGGTTTGCGTGTGGTATACTGAAATTAGGCCGAAATAAACTCGCGTTTTAATCGTGTATCTTTCGGGAAGTAATCGCGTAAATCTCCGTGAACTTCTCGATTGTAGAAACGGGTAAGCCGGGCTAACGGTCTAGCGATCTGATTACGATGCATCCCTAATGAGGTTGCCGCCTCATTAACGGAGTCGTAATCAGGTAGTCCTTTGATGATTGCCGTCATCTCAGGGCCAATTAGATTCTTGGCGGAATCGAGGATGAAGTCGACTAGCGAAAGCTTCTCGGCTTCATTCTTTTTAGTAACATCGTCTTCAAGTACGTAATCGCTTCGGAGGATGTCCGTCGAGGTTGCCGCCCCTTCGTCGTCTTCCGTAATATCATCTATCCACTTTAGCCGGCCATTCGTTCGCTTCCATTTCCGGAAGTAATCGACCCGAGCATTACGCAAACTCTTTAAGAACGCGCGGCTGAAGTCCTCTACGTTATCCTTGCGAATGAGCCGCATAAGCACGTCATCGAATATCGTAAGTGCGTCGTTCGCATTTCCGCAACCTGACCGTAGGACAATCGAACGGTTAATGGCGGAGTGTTCCGCGAGCGCTTCGTATAGATTGTTGAATGAATCGCTATTTCCTGCGCGAAACTCAGCGTAGAGATTATTTAATTGTGGGCCGTTCTTCACTTGACCACCTCTTGTTTTGTTTTATACTTATAATGACGTCGTAGATTTTAGTTCCGTACACTCTTCACGAAAATAATGGTAATTTAATTTTATAGCGGAGGCCCACCGATGCAATCACGGATCGGCCGGTGCCTTATTTCAGATTTACTCGAAGCTAAACGCATGTCGCAGCGCGACCTTGCATTACTCTCGGGCGTAGACGAGCGTGTTATCTCGTTCTACACAACCGGGCGCCGTAACCGTATGTCGCTGGAGGTTGCCGTAGCACTTGCCGATGCTTTAGGCGTTGGCCCGCGTGACTTATTCGAGTGGTCGAGATAAGTGCTCGGCCCAGTCCGGAGTTCTACGTAATGTAGAATTGGGCGTGTTTACCTCCGTTTCCTTATTGTACAACCCGGCGTAACCTGACATCAACGTATATTAACCGTCAGTTTTCGACATTTGCGCGCTCTATCGTACGCCTTCCGAAGATTCCCACCGCAAGATCCCCACTCGTTAACGTCTTTATACGCATTCGGCATGTATGCCAGGCGCATATCCATCCGAGAGCCTAATTCCGTTATGATTCGATTACGCCATATTCTTCCCGCCGGATCATTATCGCGAAATAACGTCAATTCCTCGATCGGCGACCGTGATATTAAATCGCGCTTAGCCGCTGTAAATGCAGTGCCGCCCGTCGCGATGGCGTAGATCCCCGCGCTCATAAGCGTTAATGCATCAACCTCGGCCTCCACGATCGCAGCTCGCGTTATTCTCCGCTGATAAGCGATATGGATTCCGTAGATCATTTCACGTAGAGGACGGCCGCCCGAAGCGTACCAGAACGTCTTAGCGTCGGTTTTCCGGTATTTAACGTTGCCTAATGTCCCATCCGGATTAAACCACGGAAACGTCACAGCGCGGCTCTTACGGTCATATCCGATCGACATTATGCGCTGTACATTTTCGCTAATTCCGCGCCCGGCAAGATACGGCGAACGATAGCGGTATTGATCGAGAATCTCGCTGTCAAGGCGGATTCTACGCGGCTCGGGTACTTTCAGTTTCGGAAAGGTTAGCGTAAAGTCTTCCGGATCGCTGGGCGTTGTGTCACCGTATTTCACCGTAAGATACTCCACTGTTTCTCCGTATGTCTCATCCCGGAGGCTGGAAAGCAACTTTACGAAACTGCCCGATTCATATTCCGGGTCCGTTGCGCCCCAATCACGCCAGCCACCGTGTTCTAAACTAACGGCCCAACTCGGCGTTTTATCGTAACGAAACGGACTTGCGGCGATAAGTTTAACGTCGCTCCAATCCGGCCGAATCCAAGTAAATTCTTCGAGTTCAGCGCGTATGTCTACGTCTAATTCGATTGGACCGCTCGGCCCGCGTATCGTAACTATAGCGATTCACTCCTCGTTAAAAGTTTCCGGCAAATTGCGCTGCTTGGTCGGCCGCATCCGGTTCGCGCACGATTCCGTAATTCGGAAGGTATACGATTTCGATACGTGTGTCTTCGCCGCCGCTACGGCCTTTCCCCACCTCAATAACGCCGCGACCTTCGTGGGCTAACGTATCCACTCCGATAAGAGCCGCGCCATCTTCAAGTAGCGCCTTCGTCTTTTTGACCTCCGAGCGTTTAGGCGGCTTCATCTCGCGTACGCCGTCGTCGCCCTTTTCGCTAGCATCCTCGTCCGCCTGGGTAATCGCAATCGTTACGATATTGAGTGCGCCGGTCATAATGCGGAGTTTCTTCGATGTGGCCGCCGCATCTCCGCCCGATGTTTTCGACGAGTTCGTTTCGTAATCGAGGTAATAGAACGGATCGATTATGACGACATCTGCGCCGTATTCGAGTACGTCCGCCTTTATCGCCGCCAGACTGTGATCATCGAAATCCTTCGTATTTGAAGCGCGCAAGATAATTCGTCCCGGTAGCAGCTCGTTTAATTCGGCTACGAAACGTTGAAACGCCTCTTCGTACTCCGGCGTAAGTTTGGCGGCCTGCAGCGCGTTCGTGTCAAAGCCCGCAGCGTAGTCGATTCCGTCGATGTTTGCGGTTATGCCGACGTCTACACGCGCTGATATTGACGAGAATGCCCGCGCCATCCACTCGTAGAAACCCATTTCCAACGCCCAAACGAGTACCGTAGCGCCCTGCCACGCGAACTCTATCGCCTCTTCCATCGTAATGACGGATTTACCGCGACCAGACCGCGCATAGACAACGTACATATTCGATGAAAAGTAGCCGCCGATCGCTGCGTTTAAGCCTGGAAACTTCGACGCCCATACTCGACCGGATAAGCCCGCAGCACGAGCGCGGTATTCTGTCAAGAACAAATCCGCTTGCTTAGCGATGTCGATACCGGACGATTTACGAACGCTTGTTCCTATTCTAATCTCTTCCAAACGTTTTGTAAACGATTCCGTGAACACGTCAATGTCCGAACTTTGTCCGATTGCGTCGAATTGACGCTGAATCTCGCCGCCAGCTCCGCTGAGAAGGTCCGCAAGCTTGCGTTTACCGTACGTTTCCTTAAGCTTTCGCGTCAAGTATTCGTATGAGTCCGTTATGGCGGGCAGATACGTAAAATTTTCTACGTTCTCAACCAGCGTAATATAGGACGGCGCGGCTCCCTTATTCTCTGCGGCGTATTTGCGTGTGAAGTCGTATAAACCGCGTCCGACATCCGTTAGTAAATGTTCGCGTAAGATACCGAATCGATCTAACGCACCGACATCGTTTTCGTCTGCGATCTTGCTAAATAGCGATTCTTCAACGGACAACCTGCTCACCTCCGATTATATTAGCGATGGTTAATTTCGGCAATTTCCGTATTCGACGATTAGGTTGTTCAACGTGTAGTACATGCAATTTCCGTGAAGAGACGATTGCTATACGTTTGTGTAACGTCTGCATAACAAAAGTGTATCGTATTGTATATAAAAGCAAATATTTCGCAGTATAACCCGTTGGACAGCGCATATTGACGAACTCGCAAAATCGCGCTTATACACACTCTCACGCCGTTTTACGTTTTTCTCATTCCGCGCTTACTTTCTCCTTTAAACGCGATCTCTGGGCATTGCTCTCGCACACGGTCCGATAGTCGCTTGTCATAGAGCACGTCCAACTCACGCATGGGTACGTTAGACGTATAAACGGAGGGCAATGCGTTAGCTACGCGATGGTTGATTACGCCGTGAAGGTAACCGCGAAAAGCCGCCGAGCAATCACGCACGCCGATGTCGTCAAGCACAACGAATGGCGTCGTCATTGCGGTTCTCATTTCCGCCTTGAAGCGCTCCATATCCGTCTCGTCATCCGTCATTACCGCGAGATTGTACAACGTTTGCCACTCGTTGACGTCGAGGAAAAAGGCCGGCCGTTCCAACGGTTGTAATCCGCGTTTAATCGAGCCGATATAGTGGACGGTTAAATATTCGTTCAATAGCGCAGCAGCCGTCGTCGTCTTACCGGTGCCGGGTTCACGCGAATAGAGATATAACGATTTAATCTGCGTCTGCCCCTCCGCGTCAGGTCCGAACTGGCGCGTAAACGTAGCGCTATAAGCCGCCGCTAAACCGTAGGCTTCCGGCTGTCCTTCGCGCGCTGGACTCGTAGCCAATAAAAGCAGACGATAAGCGTCCGGCACATTTGCGGCATTGACACGGCCGCCGGTTCCATTGAGTCCGTGCATAGCGATAAAGCTTGCGCACAGCTTCGAACACTCCGCGCCATCGCGTTTATTACACGGTGCGCGGAGAAGGCAGCGCGAACTAAACGTCATATTGGCGACCCCCATATCGTATAAGCTAACGTAAATCCGAATAGAAATCCGATGATTAACGCGAATTGCTCACGTTGGTGCGGCGTCATCTCAACGGCCCCCAATCGTATGTTTCTTTGCCGCATTTTCGACAGCGATACCAAACGATCCGCACCGTCGGCCCTTCGCCGCTGACAAACTCGACGTAATCGTGGCGGTGGAATAGGCGCTTAAGTAGAGACGTCATATTAACGTTGCGCCTCCTTGTTTTGCGCGGTACTCACGCGCATATAATTCGTAATCCAATAGCGCCGCAGCCGATCGTTTTCCCGAGCGATATCCGCAAGTTCCAAGAACATGCGCGGCTGACAATCTGCGTAGTCAATAACGTTAAGCCCGGTTCTCATCGTACAACTCCCCGCGCAGCTCGTTCGTACAACGCGATAAGTCGGTCCGCTTGCCGCCGATTATAGCCGCACATCGAAGCCCATTCGTAAAAGCCTCCGATGTGGTTCGCGAGTTCGCTGTCTTTAACGCGCTTCAAGTGGCCGCCGATTGCAATAGCGGTTATAATGCGTTGAGTTGCGTTTGATATGCGTTTCATATTAGCGTCAATCCTCCTCATGTATTTCCGTATTCATTGAATTACTCAGCATCGCATTTTTGCTTGTGACTTTTACCGACATCGTAAGCAATTTTAGTTTCGACCGATTTTCCTTCCTCAATCCATACCACCTCAACCATTTCCCCTGACATATCCGACCGAAGGTACAACTTGCCGCAATCCGTGAATAATGGCATATCAATCGATATTCCTAATCCCAAATTAGAGATATACTGTACATTTCCGATAGACTTCATCGCATGTTCACCACCTATTCATTGTGATGCATAGCAAATCGCAGCTCTCCGGATTTTAGCGTTCATGCTGCGTTTTATTTCCGTTTACTTTGCGTCCATTCTAAACGCGAAAAGCCTCGCGCTAGATTCAGGATCGAGTGGCGATCCTTTACCGTGAGCTTAACGTAAGGAGTACGTTAATGCTTCGGTTATCTTTGCGGAGGTTTTGTAGCGTAGGTCATTGCGGTGAGCGGTGCTTTGCCGGGCGGCTTGGCGATCGCGTTGAGGTGCGAGGTGGAGGCGTTTGGTGCGGTGAGTGATGCGTGGTGAATGTAGCGTGGATTACGGTCGCGCTATGTGTTATAATTCCGTTATGTTGCGTTTATCGGCGAACTATTTGTTCGTCTTGATTACATACTAACGAACTATTTGTTCGTTGTCAACCGTCTGGAGGAAATTAAATGTCCGATTTTAAAACTCGCTTACGAACTCTACGAATACAACGTAATCTCGAACCTTCGGATATTGCTAAATTATTAGACGTCACAGATCGTTCCGTACAGCTATATGAGCAAGGCAAACGCAAGCCTACGATTGACGGACTAGCACTTCTAGCGGACTATTTCGATGTCAGCACGGATTACCTCCTCGGCCGTACGGACAACCCCGCGCGTTAATCCTCCGCAAGTTTCGCGAGTAACGCCGCAAGCCCGATCGCTTCCGGAGCTGCCCTTCCCCACGCTAAATGTCCGGGCTGCCCATCATACCACGCTCGGCAAGTAAATCCGTTAATACGTTTACGCACGATTATCTCCGATCCGCACACTTCCACAACCGACCACGCTGCGGCTATCTCCGTCGAGTAGTACGGTATCGTCTCCGCTCCGCACACCCCGAGTTCCCAAGCGTATTCCGCATGCACGACGCGCTCCACCGACCATCCGAATATGGCGGCCGCTATCCAGGAGTCGCGCCCACGTGGACTTAACCGCTCCCACTTCGCTATTATCCCATCGCGTCTCATACGATTGACCACGCTCCCTTCCGTTCTCCCTCCGTCATCCCACACGTACGGAAACTCGCCGCGTTAATGCCGCGCCATATCGGCGCAAGATCGGCCGGTTCATAGCGCTTGCCCGCGTTAGATACGATCGTGTGCCCGGCCGCTGCAGCGTGTATCGCCTGAGTTAACGTCATCCGCAAACAACGCCCTCACCGCGACAATGCTCGCACACTAGACGTTTCCCCTCCGTTAATTGCACGAGGAACGATTGAATATATGCTTCTAATTTCGTCTGAAGGTCCGCGTAATTCTCACCGCGAACAGCCGACGTACACGCCTTTTTTCCGCTCTGTGAATACTTCGGTCCGCAGATTTCGAATACTTTAACTGTCCGCCAATTTATCGGAACAGTCCGTGTCTTTGTCTTACGAGCGCGTGGCGTCGGGTAATATTCGACCGTCTTCGATTCGTGGTATGGGATGGCGATACGTTCGGATACGGTTAGCGTCTGAATCGACTTATAATCGTCCATGACGTATTTTCCGTCGGATTCCGAAACGGCTGCCTTAACGCGGTCCCATAGCAAGTTGAACACGGTTTCCGACCCTATGCGGCACGGATATTTATGCTGAGTCTCCGGAAATTTAGCGATATTATTCGGAAACTCGATCGTCACGTAGGGCGGAATCGTAACCGGCTCGCAGTCGCGGTCGATAACTTCGAACTCAACTGGTTCGAGGTACTGCTGCGGCTCGTCATAAACGGCGTGATAAAACTCCGCGTTAGGTCCGCATAGGTCGCCGTCCTCGTCTCGGCTGAACGCATCGACCGGCGTTTCGTGCGGAAGTTGCGTAATGTCCTTGTAGCGATCGTACAGCGCATATCCAATAATTGAGCGTGATTTCGTCAACTTACGTTCGAGCGTGGTTACCTCGCCGTCAACGATTGCGTAAGACTTATCGCCAGGAGCTTGAATCGCATCCTCACCGTTAATCACGTAACCACCGGCGAACCCTTTGTACGAACTGAGTTTAACGTATGACCTTCCAGCTTTCTGCATAACGATAATTTTACTCATACCGTCGCCTCCTCGTTTAATCCATTTCGCAATATTTGTCCCACGCCAGCCATTCGCATATACGTTCATACATCGTCTTAACGGGGTCATCGCGGAAATCGAATCCCGTTTCATCAAACGTGATGCAGAATATGTCACGCGTCCTAGTGTCGTACTGAGGTCGGATATACTTGATGTTACGGTAAACAGCGACCTTCTCTCCGGACTCAATCGTGTACACGTTGGCTTCGTTTAATCCGCCGAATCTGTGATATTTATCGACGACCTGAAGTATCCGCCTAAACTGCGGTAGTGTTAATTTCCGTTCGATATCCGTCATCCAATCCGCTCCCCTACGTAATAAAATTCGCCATCATCTCCGCGACAAACTTACGGCCGCTCACACTCGTTGCACTTGAAAAATCCCGTTTTCATATCGTTCCATTCCGGCGCGAAGAAATCAACGATGTGGACGCCGCAGTCGCATTCAATGCGTACGAATTTCGCTACGATACGGCCCGGCGCGTTCATAGCCACGCCTTCACCGCGTCATAATCCGTTTCTTTTTCCTCACGTTCCCTGTCCGCTACTTCCCGCGCCTTCTCCGCCAAGAGTCGCGGTATAATCCCGTTTATCACGTAGCTACATGCGAAACCGGCCGTTAATAACGGATACTGCCGCGTCGTCCTATGTTTACGGAACGCTTCGTCACAAGCCGCGCGGAGTAACTCCGGACCGTGTGCGTCGAGTGCTCGTTTGAGCTGCGCCTGTTCAAAACGCCAATTCCGCATTGGCATGTAATTTTCGATCGGGACGCCGTAATACTCTTCGTTCATTGCGCGGAAATACTCCGTAAAAGTTAGCGTGTTCCAATCCGCAATAGCGAGCGTCCGCCAGTCCTTGCGCTGCTCGGCGGTGATGCGCGGCTTAGCCGGTTTCTTGGGGACCTTCGTAATCTTCCGTGGTTTCTTTTCCGCTGCCATTCGCCGCCACCTCCGTTCCGGTCAACGCTTGCTCAACCAACGCTCTCAACCGCGTAGATTCCGCATTATATTCCGCGAGCAATTCCGCCAACGTCGCCGCATCCCTACCACAAGTCCGTCCGATGATGAACGATATAGCCGTACTCAGACCTGCCGCCGTCAACGAGTAATAATGCTGATGCTGCGGATGATCCCACGTTTCACGTAGAGGCGGAGATGGCGTTCCTTCAACCGCTTTATAGCCGGGCGCTTTCGTCGGATCGGTGAAATAGCGTTCCTTGACGATATAATTCCGTTCGTCCGTTATTATGCGGAAATCTGGCGTTACAGTTACGGCGATATTCATTCGCGTCAACTCCTCGTTTATAATTCGTTTAACTAGCGTATTAACCGCGTAGCAGGATCGTACATGTTTGCGATTTCCAATTACGTTGTAGAGTCGTAGCAGGATCGTATAGGTTCCGATCGTTCGCGACGAGTTCTGAAAACTCAACGTGAACATGGCGAGGATTAGCGGTATATACGGGCTTTATCGTTAGAGAATACGCGTTAATTAATCCCTACACTATTCCATACGTGCCGCTCTTTCTTTCACGGATGGGGCAAGGAATGGAGCGTAGCGACGATTATGACGCGGCAGGCCCTTATTAACGCTTAATTCCCGACGATTCATAGTGAATCAACGTGAATATAACGTTATCTAGCGGTATAAGATCATTTCTTCGGGGAAAACCTCCCCTCGAAAGCGTCACTAACGTTCCGCGAATATAAGATTTAAAATAAGATTTTAAATCCCTTTAAGATCTTAAAGATTTTAAGTACATAGAAGAAACACGTTTTAACCGGTCCCTGCGTCATCCCTACGCTCACCTCCCGTTTTAAGTTCTCACTCTGCCGCTGCCTCCCGTGCCGTGTTATTTACGTGTAATTAACGTCGATTTGCCGCCGCTACGTCCTTTCCGGTGTATTTATGCGTCCGGAGGGGGGAAACGGTAAATCGTCGTTAAATTTACGAGAGGGTTACGGTCGACGATTTTGTAGGTATCTGCGGTCAATATTCGCCGATTCAGCGAACTGGAAATTCGTAAATGAGCGAATAGCAGGATCGTACAGGTTTCGTCATTTCGACGCGACACCTTTGGTATCTACTCGACGCGAGGACCGCGTTTGTACACGGCGCTTAATTGGCGTCTCCTTGCCGAAATCGATACGTATAGGGATCGGAAGGCCGGATGCTTCGCGCCATAGTTCGATAGACGGAATCTTGCGTCCGTATTTCGAGTTATCGCGTTTAGTTTGCGCGACTGATCGTTTGTTAGCGTAACACCAATCGTAATAGGCGCGATACTCCTCCGAAGTGAGTCCGTTCTGTTCCGCGACGACGGCGATCATGGCGACGAAACGTGAGCGGTCGAGTGAGAAGCGTTCGGCGTTTAGCGAAAACCATTCGTATACGTGCGCGTCGTTCTTCGATTCGTTTAATGTAGATGATAGCGGAATCATATTCCCTACGTATGACCCACCGTGTCCCCACGCTAACGGGATTACGTGATCAACGTGTACTTTAGCGGTTGATTGCATAAGTGCACACTCGCACATTTTCGCTTCGTCTGAGGCGGTCCAGCGTGACGGTAGTGCGCGTTTCATAGCTCGGTAGCGGCGGGTTTTGGCGCGATTATTTTCGGGATTGTCAACGTCCCACTTACGCCTCCGTTCGCGGTATTTCTCCGGGTTAGCTTGGCGATGTTTACGTGTACGTTCCTCCACCTTCTCTGGATTGCTTGCGGACCATTTGGCATTTATCTCTCGTATATGCTCGCGGCGAATAACGTAACGGTCACTACTATACTGACGTACACATGCCATACACTCCGCTCTGTACCCCGACGGACTACGTGTGTGTTTATGATACTCCGTCAGCGCCTTCACCTCGCCGCACTTCGTACATTCCTTCCCGTCAACCTCTACGGTCGTTCCGTCCTCTCCAATTACTACCACCTTAACTATACGCACTCGTTTCCTCGGCAGTCTACGTTTAACCTCCGTTGTTGTCTCCAATGCTGTTTCCATTACCGCCAGCTCCTTCCCGTTTGCTTATACGTATCCAGACGCTGCTCATTCGGATTCCGTACACTTCCGGATGAATTTTTTATTTAAAACGAGAGGAAGACTACGGTATAGTTAAGAAAAGGACGGTGATTAGATTGGCAGATAGGATATTTACTACAGACGAGGAAATCGAGCTTGTTATAGCGCTAAAATTAAAAGTAATGGTGTTTGCAATCGAAGGGGCTGTACCCGAAGATATTGAGGAAGATTACTATTGTGGTGAGGTTCTTTTTTTAGACTTAGAAGAAGATCTTTTCGTTCTAGAAGACGATATCGAGGGGGAACTTGAATTTCCTAGGTCATGTTATGAAATAGTAATACTTGAGCGAGAGGATGCTGATGAGATAGATCAAACTAAGCTTTCGTAGGGCAAATAAAAAAAAAATAACCGCCACCTCCAAAGAGATGACGGCTTAATTGCGTTCCTACTCGTACAACGTTTCTAGTGGCGAATGCTTATCGTGCTTTTCGGATATATCGGATGCGAATAAGGATACGTAATTCCGTACCATATCTAACGTTGCGTGGCCGAGTATTTTCTGCAGGCTCAGCGGATCTCCACCGTCCATTACGAACATCTTCGCGCCGGTATGGCGGAATGTATGCGGACTCACGCGTACGCCCTTTATAACCGCTGCTAGGCCGTGATCCGCGATATTCTCCTGCATCGTCCGCTTCTTCATCGGCGTGTTATCGATGTTAACGAAAAGGAAATCGTGATCAAGGAGGCCGCGTATTTCGATGTATTGTTTTAGATGCCGTTCTAGCGTTTTTTGAAACGGGACATAGCGCTCCTTGCGCCCCTTACCGTACACTTTAATTTTACGTTCGCGCCAGTTAATATTCGGAATCAATATTCCCTCCGCCTCTGATACGCGAATCATCGTATCTAATAACGTAAGCATCAAGACGTAATCGCGGTATCCGGTAAATGACGATTTGTTCGGCGTATCAAATAACGCTTTAAGCTGCGGCTTCGAGAACGTTTCGATAATGCGCCGTTCCGACTTAATCTTCGCGACCCGATCGAATGGATTCGTAGTAACGTACCCTTCCGTTAACATAAAATTAAAGAAAGCGCGCCAGCCCCGTAAATATTTATCCACTGTAGCGTCGACAGCGCCTTCCTCACGCTTCGCAAGGACGCAATCGTGAATATGATCATGCGTAATATCAACGGGCCTCTCAACGCCTAACGCCCCCGTCATACGCTGTAACATACCGAGCACGTCGCGGTAATATATGATCGTCGATTTCGTTAAGTTGCGGATCTGACAGTTTCGAATAAATGTCGCGATAGCTACGTCAAATGATACGGACTCGCCGGGCAAGGTTGATGCGCTGTAGCCGGATACTGCTACGGTGTTCTTCCTACGTTTATGTTCGCCAGCCATACAAAAAAGCACCCCTCCACGTTATTTTCGTTTGTTAACGAATAAAGCGCGGTTATGAGATGCTAATTTGCGTGATCCAGCGGGTTACTACCGCGCAGGATAAGTATTTAACGAAGCGTTATGTACCGTATTAACGAGTGCTTACCGTAGGCTTAGCGCTAGGCTAAACGTAGATAAATCAAGTATGCCGAGGACGGGAATCGAACCCGTACGGTGGTCACCCACCGCAGGATTTTAAGTTTTACGGCGGAGGCACAAATCGTTAGCCTACGTCGTACAACGGATCTCCGGCGTATTGAAGCACGTTAAATTAGGTGCGTTCGTTGAATACTTTT